GTCCATTCTGTATCAGGTACAAGTTTAAAAGGCTTCCCACTCTGTATTGCTTCTATGCCGGTTACGAGTTTCATTTGCTTATCTCCTGTTCATATAGTACCCAATCATTCCACCACTTCTCCAGTGGATATTTCTGTCTCTGTCTCTTGTTGCCCTTAACTGTAGCATCCGTTAGCTTGGTGCTGATGTTGAGGCAGAACGGCTCATGCGGTCCAATGTTCCACCACATCACTTCGATGTAGGCGTAGTCTTTGCCCTTGGGGCGGTACATACTGAGCACCTGGGCAGCTACGTCTGTGTTATTTTTGTGGCGGTAGAGATTCATACTACTCCCTCGTTGTGGGCATCAGTGCCTCAAGTGCCCTCGCGTAATCCTGCCTCATTTGATTGCCCTTCGCTTTCCAATGCATGACCATTTGTACCATTTGCATGAACTCACGCTGGAAGATTTCTGACTCTGGATGCGCCTCTACGAGGCGGCCAATTCTATTCTTCCTACACTCCCACACGAACCCTAGTAGACTATACTCGTCGATTGTGTAACCGTATGCTTTGCTTAGTTCTTTCAGGAAATCTTCAACTACTTGGCTCCAGAATGCGTCGTCATTGTAGGTAACAGTTATCGATTTGCTACTAGTGTTAGCTTTTGGGCTAACTTCCTGCTTACTTTGTTTGCTTTTAGTCTGTCTTTTGGTCATGTACTTCCTCCTTTGTTCTGTTCAATTGTTCCGTCGCAACGTCAAATTTCGCGTTTAGCTCGGCCTCGCCTGCCGCATTTGGGTAGTTACATCCCATGGATATAGGGCCTAGTGTATAAGACACGCACTGGCCAGAGCTGTTTGAGTAGTAGTTATACGTTTTAATTTCCCAATGGGTTAAGTCTAGATCTATCCAGAAACCGAACCGCTGTGTCAGTTTCAGGCTTATGAAGACGTTCATTTGCCCTTCTTTCCACGACTTTCGAAGTCGTCTTCCCCATCCATGTCGTCTTTATTCTTGGTGTCTTCGCCCTGAAGATCATCAAATCCACCAAACACCCCAACAACAATCGCCGATCCAAGAATGCATACAGTGAGTAATAGCGGAGATGTAATAGCTGTGTAAATTAACAACGCCAACGGAATGAGTAATATTAAGGCTGTTAGCTGCATTTGTCAACCCCCGTCTTGTATTCAGGGCTCAAGTCGTGCAATAATATATCTGTTAATGTTATAAATCTCACCAAGGCGTCTGCCGTTGGTTCTTCCAGTAGCTGAAACAGCAATGTATCCAGTGCTGTGATAAGCATCTCTCTTTCGGTGGGCATATGTTCCTCCTAATAAAAAGGGCACTTCCTTGTGCCCGTTGTGTCAGAATATCTTACCATCTGCTAGATTTATTAGCAGCATCACGCCCTGACTAGGGGGGCGTACATCTACATGTAAATGTTTATCACTCACTTCTAAACCTCCAAACCCTGCCTCAAACGCCAGCTTTACAAGCTTATATCGTCTGGCCTTATCTGCCCCATCTAAGGCAATATCCACAGCCATCCCCTTCATGTGATAACTGTTAGGGGCTCCTCCTATTTCAGCATTACGCTTAGGGCATCTATATCCTGAGGTAATATCCAAAGGCTCGGCAGCATTATCCCTAAGTAGTTGCAGCTTACGTATAAGTACAGGGTCAATAGGAGCCTTCCCGCAGCATTTGCAGGAAAGCTCTGCCTCGCTAAAATTCTTACTCAGCATCTTCTTCATAAAGCTCCTAAGCAAAATTTAGGTTGTTCGAGGCCAAAATAGCTTCGACATCTTGTTTAAGTGTGTGAATAATCACGCTTTCTTCCTCAGTAAGAGGAGTGCCGCGATAGGTGTTATTCAAGTCTATCTCTTTAAGGAGATATAATATCTCCCATAAAGCATTGAATAGTTGTCCACTTGTGTAATGCGGGGTTTCATACAAAGGATGCAAGTTCGTCTCCTTTCCTTAGTGCTTCGGCCAATTCGTCCACCCTATCTTCACGTTGTTCAAGCAACTGCTCGGCATGTTGCAGCTCTATCTTAATAGCAGCTACATCATCCCTAGCTAATGCCACCTCCCGTTCTAATTGCTTAAGCTCTGCCAGAATTAATAGTCTTGGATTCATCATATATCTCCTTTCAGCCTGGCTTGCAGGTAGCCGCAGTGACATGTACTTCTCTGACAATATCTGCCTGCCCGTTAAGATAGACAAAGTTATATGTTACATCTTTATGTAACATGGATGTCACTGTCTTATCCCCGCATAGTTTACGTTCGATGAACAACACAGCCGCATCTGTTATCTCCACCTTTGTTGTGTAATAGAATGAAACAGCACGTCCATTAACTGTAGCTCCTTGTAGCGTAATTAAGTCACTCATTACAATAGGAGCCTTGTCGTTAATCTCCTTAATAGAGGCGGTTAAGAACAAGGATATAGGATCATCCTTGGCTACAATAGGTTTACATCCAAACAGACACAGAGCAACCAGTAGATTTCTCATTTAGGGTTCCTTTCTACAATAAAGAATGTTTCGTATGTCGTCAACAATTGATTGTTTAATTCTAATATCGTTCTAGACAATTCCAATAGTTTAAGTATCTTTCTTTTAGGAGGGTGGGAATGGCCGCGTTTCCAATTGCTTATGGTAACCGCAGTGACCCCCAACGCCTCCGCCAATTCAGCATTACTCATCCCTGTCATACGAATTAAAGTTTCCATATTAAGGGGCCTCCCCTTCTGAAATTGATTTGGCCTTTCTTTTTTCGGCCGATTTTCCTAAATTCAGGTTACTTCTTGGGACGCCATTTGCCAATTCTGTTTTCTCCTTAAGATACAATATCTTAGATGGATAACTGGCTGTCTCTGTATTAGCTATATTCAATCCTTTCAGCAAACTCTTGAATGATGTTGAGGACATACCTGCATTATAGCTGACAAGAGCTGCCACTGTATTGCCTTTGTTCAATTCAAGTAGCTGCTTAAAGGCACATGCCCCTGCCATCAAATTCAACTCAATAAGCTGCAAGTCTTTGGGGTCAAAGTTATCAATGCCGCATACCTTCATAAACCCCACGCTGTAGTGAGGCAACACCTGTGTAAGACCCACGGCCTTAGCTGTAGATACAGCCTTCTCATTGAAGCCAGATTCAACCGCGACAAGAGCAGCGAATGTCTTCCTTTCCTCCTCCTCCTTAAATATTTTGTTGGCTGTACGCTCAATATTAGACGCTAACAGCTCCTTCTTATAGGGTGGTAGGGTAGGTGCCCTATCCTCAATTAAACGCATTGTAAACGAATGTAGGCTTTCCTGTGTAGGATGTATCTTCGCGGGCTCAGGAGCATGCGCTGTGCCGCATGCTACAATTAACATGGCTAGGGTAAATAATTCTTTACTCATATCATTGATTCCTTTCTAATGGATGCATCCAGCTTTCGAGCTGTATGCGAAGGTACATCCTGCACATGAGCAGAATGCGAAGGTGCATCCTTTGTGTTGTAACATTAATATAATTATGTTTTATTTATTGTCAACTATTAGTCTAGAAAAACAAGAGCCTCCTATTACGAGTAGGAGGCTCAACCCACGTTCATTCAGGAGTAGCTAAATAATAAGGTGGATTATTCAGATGTCAAGTTGTATGTCTTATATATCTGTTTATCCACCCTGTCATGAAAAGGGCAGTCGCCTGAATGCCCTTTCACCCACTGGAATGTGATAGGTTTCTTGCTGCATAACACTAGCAGTCTGGCCCTATCGACAATGTCCTTGTTTGCTGTAGCTTTGTATTGCCATACTATGTGGTTCTTAGCCTTATTGAAAAGGTCAAGCTTCTTATGTTGCTTGCTCTTTAGAGTGAGCAATCCGATAGCATACTTACTGTCGCTCTTAATGAGCACAGGATGCATCATACCTATCTTAGAATAAATGTAATGCAATCCATTCTCGATAGCTGCCAGTTCCATCCTCTGATTGGTGGTAGCTTCCGCAACACCATACTCTTCATGAATGATAATGCCATCTCTGACGATCGCATACCCCCATCCACCCCTTCCAGTTTTGTTATTACATCCACCGTCCGCGACTAGTGTTAGCATACATACTCCTTGTTTCGTTTAGCAATAAGAGGCGAGTTTTTAGGTGTTGCTCGATGAGCGAGCCGCCTAAAACAATTCTAACTCTAGTAAGCTGGTTATGACTGAATCAATTGGTTGCTACTCTAGTACCTTCCCCTTTGCACTGCCCGGTGCAATTGACCTTACGATCTTGACTCGGAGACAAGTCCAGCGTCGCGTTAGCGACGCACACCCTAGAGCGGGAACAAACATCTAAAACAAAACCCTGCATTCTTTCGATCAGTCTTTCCCAATGTCCGCCACCTTAAGTCAAGCTAACCGGCGTGTTATTCCGGCCCTGTTGGAATCTATGGTGCCTCGCCATATGTATGCCTTGGCTGCATACACAAGATTGTTTACACCGTAGTGGGCTCCCACTTAAGTTGTCAGTTTCATACCTTAACAGCCCGATATGAGGGCGGCTTATTTTATTGAGGATAAGCCGTGAAGAACCCGTTTACATAGTAGCATATTCAATTTAATATTGTCCAGTATATTTACCACATAAATGTAGGGCTATGTCTATTGACTAGCACCTGCAACATCCCGCTCCCAGGCTCTCAATTCATCGTCCGTCATGAATGCCCTAATTATTTTCCCTTCAATTAACGGCAAGCTTGTTGTTCTGTATGTCCTGTATGTTATTGTCATTCCTCCTGTTTCATTCCAGGTTGTGTCCCTTGTTACAACATAATGCATTACATGCTCCTTCAGATTGTCTGACATAGATAGGGCTTTCATGTAATCATATTTGTCTATTCCCTTTGTAGATGAAAAGCTCATTATTGCATTTCCCTTCCAGTGTAGTTAAACATGGATGTTTTGTAGAATCGAATGGCCTCTCCTCCTAGCATCACATCCCTTGCCACCTTCACCCTATCCTCGGCCGGAACATCAAGCTCGTACACCACCGAGAGCTGGTCGAATAGGCTGTCATCTATCCTATCTGCCACCAAATAATGTAGATATTCTAGCCACTTAATCCCCACCATTACACGTTCATCTGCTGTGAGCTGAAAGCGAACCACTACTTTATTGTCCATGTCACTTATCTCCCATATTACAATAGGTTAGATGGATAGATGGGAAAGCTGTGTGCTTAACTCCACAAGTGCATCCCTCCTCATCCCATATCTCATAACGTCCTTCGGGGATTTCTACTTCTCCTCGTTGTAGGAGAACCCCCAACCAACCAGCTGGCACCTCAATAGGAACTGATGTATATTCGGTCATCACACCATATTCACCGCTGTTTTTGTCATAGCTGGCAATTACTAGGTCAGCGTATACATTACGAATTGCTTTAATATAAGTACCTATTGGATGGTACATTTTAAAATTCTCCTTCGTTAAGTTTGACATAGATAATAAACCCCACCAGAATACAGAAAATAATTAGCTGCATTGTCTTACCTTTCTGCGACTTTCTAAGGTCGCAATTAATTGCATAGGCGCTCCAATTTGTCTTGTGTTATCACAGCCACAGCAGGTAGCTGCCAATACATAATGTCATCCTCATTGTCGCTGTGTCCTTTCCCTAAAGCGCAATGTCCCATCTCATGGAATATCAACCACTTACGCTTCTCATCTCCATAGTTATCCCAATGTTCCTTGTTAATTAATATTTCTTCATATGTTCCTGTTCCTCCTAGCATTTTGTTTGTGACATAAGCCATGCATATCCCTGCCTTTGTTTCATCATATAAGCCAAACCCAATACGAATAGGGATGTATGGGACAGCACACTCCTCCCCGAATGCTTCCATGTAGGGAATGAACACCTCATCTGTTGTGTCATTGACATACCCAGGATTGGCTCTGCCGCACCCAGTGCACAGCACAAATGCCACCCATATTAACGTGAACACCACCACAAGCAGAGTAAACTGTCTGTCCCAATTCATACATCCTCCTGTAGTTATGGTAATATAATGCAATAGCTTATCGTTGTAGAGCAAAGTTTACGCTGGCTAAGCGTCCATTGATAGGATGTGCCGAATTGATCCTTATCATACCCACTACCGATGGCAAAATAGCTAGGACACAATGAAGATAGGCTGCTAGGCAGCACTCCATTCTCTGCTTCATACAGCATTAATGTATTAGCTACTGTCCTCATCTCATGCTTGGTGGCTATCCTCTTAGCTACGGTGGATATGTTAGGCATGGCTATGGCCAGCAAGGCACCAACCATTATTAATGCCATCAACACCTCAGTGAATACAAACCCCCGTTCATTGACTCCGCTCAATGTACATCCTTGCTCATTACCCTTGTGCAATGTTCTCATTTCTTTCCTCCTTTGTTATTAATGTCATACGCCTTTAACACTTTGTTATTATTGCGATGCCTCTCTGCTTCTATCCGTTTCTTGTTAGCAATGTTTCTAGCTGTTGCCTCTCCCAATATGTCAGCAGCTTCCTTGAATTGCTTTCGCTGCTTAGCCTTATCAAATAGATTGATAACATCTGCAATGGGAGCATCCCGCTCACGAGCAGAATGTGAGAGAGCATTGTCATTGTAAGCTTTCTCAACGTCAATTGTCACATGCCACCCATTGCTAATGTATTCAGCGGCTATTGTGTCAGCTTCCAAGGCAGTGAATACATGTAGCTGTTTCACTGTCTTGATGCCCTCAGGAGATAGGCGTTCGCATAAGATATAATAAATATCATTGTTCATATTATCCTCCCACATTGAATGCTGTTAACACAAACCCACCTAGGGCGTTGGATGCAATGAGCAATCCCAAAAATATTAGCAAGGCCAAACATCCGCCTACCACAAAGAACACCATTGTTGTCAATCTTTCTATAATGTTAATCATCGTTATGTCCCCCATTTAGCTTTACGTTGTGTATAATTTAATACATTGTTCATATCATAATCTGCTGATTCGATAGCGTCAGCTTCCCAGCTTTCGTATGTCTTATATGTAGGCAAAGCCGCTGTTTTCTTGGTAAAGGTGTAGGTGTCAAGCATACGTCCCGTTGACAGTTCAAACTCCACAACTGTGCAATCTTTCATAAGAACAGGCATGTCATACTTTAATGTTTTCTTGTTAAGCTTGCCCGCTGTCCCTTTCATCATAAGATGAATATCGTCTGCCTTTGTAGCAAAGATAAGGCTATTTGTCTGCGCAACACGAGAGACATATAGCATGGCCGTGTTGTCTCGAACAACATACAATGCATCCAGCGCTGTATCCATAAGGCCAAAGGCATAATACCCACCCATATTCTCAAGAATTTCAGCAATGCCACCTGATTGGTAGGCTCTGAGGATAAGCTCGCTGTCGTTTCTTGTAACAGTGTCATACACCACATCTGTCCGAACAACACCATTGTGTACCAAACACACACCTTTGTCGACAATAGGATGTGTCTCTTTAATACCAATGTCATTAGTGGAATAGCGCCCGTGTGCCATGAGAACATTGGACGCCCTGCCCGGCAAGCTTCCCTCGCCACCATGAACAAAGTCAAGAGAATGAACAGCCTGTAGCTTGCTGCATATCTTATCCGCAGGTTTAGCATACTTAAGATAGCCGCCGTTTGTTGCAATGCCAAATCCATCGGCGTTATTATCAGAACACACTATCTGCTTGAAATTGTTAACTACTGCATCATTAAGTGTCTGCCATGGATTAGTGATAATGATTTGTTTGCACATTGTATTGTCTCCTTTGCATTAATGTTAGGCTGCTTGTTGTCTGAAGCGTGTCACACACGCGAGATGTTATGCAGCGCGCGTGTATTCTGGCTCTTCATTGTGTTCATTAACCCCTGAGAATAGCGCGGCTCTTGCCTTGACATATTCCAGTAAGCCTACACCAGTGCCGACAGATTGCAGTACCTTAAGCAGAGTGTTAATGCTGCGTACTTGTTTATATTTTACAACAGGCTGTTCGGCTACATTAATAAGGGCTTGCATTATCTCAATCCAATTTTTAATCTTTGTATATTCTATTGTACCAGAATGCCCTCTGATTTCAAGTGTACCATGACGTGTGTAAGCCTTTGAGTTAATGAATGAATATCTATCATTCTTGTTATGGCTATACTTGCAATATGAGTTGTTACGTCGACTTTCAGGAAGCATACATTTCAAAGCGGGTACATAGCCAGCTAATACATTAGCTATATCCACGGTTTTATAATAGTCGCTATGTCTCCTATCAAAATGTACATGCAAGCCGCAAGATTTATTAACTGTAGCATTTCCTTCAAGGCCTTTGCATACATTAGCCAAGATGGAATAATTGCCAACAGGCATTGTAAATACAAGTTCAATGGCTATCTGCATATCGCGTGTTGTGCGAATAGAGCCATCATATTTGCCAGTTACAGGTAGGTTATTGTTACGCCAATATGTAACAGCCTTAACAGCATCCGCCTTGCTATTAAATAGGCATTCAATTTCTACAGAGACAAGCTTTCCTTGTAAGGACATATCACTTAGTATAGGCGTATTCTTTTCCTTGTATAGCCAATCGGAAAGCGTCCCCCATTTCTTTGATGCAAGCTCATTGCGCAATGTCTCTGGCGTCCTATTGGCCAGCTTGTCGATGCCTGTATGTTTCATATTCGCTCGAATATGTCTCACATATTCACGGGTAGTGCTACTTGGCACTTTGCCATGCAATGAGTTTACATACGATAATACAGTATTTATATAGTAGTTGTTTCCTAATTGGCTTATAATGTAGCGATGCCTTTGAGAGTGTACACCTACTGCATCCAACATTGTGTTTAAGGTATTCATGGTGTTATCCTTTCTTGTAATTGCACCATTAGAAAGGTGCAGGTAATTTGTAATATACTGTTATGCTATCGTCTGAATAATATTCACTCTTGGCTATCCATTCGCAGAAATATTCAGTAGGCTGGACATCTTTAATCCAATTATTAATACAAGTGATTACACTTTTATTGCCTTTGCAATCAATGCTATCCTGCAAAGCCGTTGCTTTGAATTCCCGTATCTTCCGAATACTGTCAATTGATAGGCCAAACGGCTTGTTATAGCAATCCCTATCCACGCCAGTTATCTTTAATCGTTTCAGTGTATTCATGTTTATATCTCCTATTAAATGCATGTGTATATGTTGTCGTCGCTGTCTATTGTATATCCATCTAAGCCATTGCTATCCGTTACTTTTTTCCATTTACCTATAGGCAAAGGGGATAACCAAAATGTTGCTTCTTTTGTGAATCCTGAAACAACTAATATGCTTTCCTGTAAGAATACATCGGATGTTATGGCAGTCAAAGCGTTAACGCCGGCTTGGCATTCTACAGGAACGACAAAACTATTTCATTCCAACATAGCGTATTCTCCTAGTGTGTAAATAGAACGACATTGTTCTATTTAAAAGCGCCTTTTGTTAACTCGGTTGCGTTCCGAATATTAATACTGTATGTATCGGCTGCGACATTAGAAAGTCGCATATTATTTGTCAATTATTTCTCGAAAGTAATTAAATGCTACAATGATAAGAACAGTCCATACAATGATAACATTTACATAATTGATAGGGTCATCTGTTGTCCACATTGTTTATTCCCCCATTTGTTTTCTAAGCAAAGCTATGTCTTGTTTGACATCTTTTGGCTGTTTGTTATAATAGCTGCTTAGATCTTTGATGTTCTCTTTGTCAAAGCTTTTGTCTGCCTTTGCTGCTTCTATTAAGTCAAGATAATATTCATTGTTTTCTTTAATGAAGTCCATGGTTATTTCTCCTATGGTTAGGCCGTTAATTTCTCACTTGCTGCCTTGTATGCAAACCTTGCGTGTCTAAGCTCACTTAATATGATTGCCCTTTGCTTGCCATTGTCGCAATCGTGTAGCTGCTCTTTAAGTCGCTCTGCAAGTAGAGCCAAGTCGGCTAATGTCACAAGGCGCTGCTCAATGTTTCGTTTCTTCTCAGTGAATGTTTTGCGTATGATTATAATATTGTCGCTCATGGCAGTGCTTCCTTTCATGTTAAACGCATTGATAATATTTGTCGTCGCATTGAGTGTAGGACTTGGCCATGTAAACATAGCCAGCGTCAATCTCTTTCCAATGGCCAATGTATTCGGGGTCTGTATTCTCTTTCAGTAGAAAGCTTTCCTTTGATGCACCGTGCACTAAGAGAATGCATTCCTGTTGATAGAGCCTAGACAGTTCTAGTAGGATGTTTGCGCATTCTGTAGTTTCCACGGGAACAACAAAGCTGATTTCTACAGTTTCGTTGTATTTCCCTATTGCCTGTTTGTGAGTAAACCCCATATTCTTCAAGGCTCGTTTCAATGACAAAGTGTTTTCCCAATCAACCGTTTGGTTTTCGCCTTTACAAGCGGACATAACGACAAAACTATTTCGTTCTAAAAGCATGATAGATCTCCTATGCTGGTACTCTTAGGAGTCCCTATGTATTAAATCTTACTAATGTGCAAACCATATGTTGTAGTAGTACCCTCATAGATATCTTCTTCTTCCCGGTGCATCCATGTCGAGCATGGACTGCTTTTATTTCCCCCACGATTGCGCTCTCGGCAATATCCCCCCGACTTAATTAAGTGTTTAAGCTCGCTCAATGTGTATTCTTGATCTTCAATTTCGAACCCCGTTTCGGCAAAATCGCCGTCGATAGCTGATGCAGAAGTGACGACACCATAAGTGATTGATACATTAAATTTCATGTTGTTTCCTTTCTTGTTGTTGTTTCGTCGCGCTGATAATACACTCTTCGGCATTTCTCTGGAAACCTTGAGCGCAAAGTGTATTGGTAGGCTATTATTTAAACGCCAACATGTAGCGGGGGACTGGGGATACGCGCGCACGGGGAGTGGGGACGACCCGCCCCCGCGAAATGATGATTTAACCCTCTCAATTTTCGGCGCATTTCCCATAAGCCGCTGTTTTGCCTGCCTTTCATTATTTAGCTTGACGACAGCTAGGAGGCGCTATGAAGCCCAAAATGCAAGCCTGGAAGCTATTCACCACCCTACTCTATGGGGAGTATGGCTGGATAAAACGAGCCCCTCTAGGGCACATTACAGTGCCTATAAGGGCATTAGCCGACCATCTAGGCAGACGACCAGAGCCAATAAAGGATGACCTCGCCTATCTATTCCACCTAAAGCTGGTGGAGGACGTAGACTGGAGAGCGCATTATTTCACATGCAAGCTGGCACTTCCTGTAGACATGGCTTGGAAGATGAGCAAGAAGGATGTAGATGAAGCTTACAGAATTTAACAGCAAATTCACCCCCACCTACCAGCAGGAGATGGCTAAGGCACGTCTTCATAAGAATATGGAAGGGGCGTTCCTCAAGCCACATGATTTAGGTATGGCAGCCATTGCCGCCCATGCAGGCTGTACACTCCCGCAGTTAGAGAAGTGGGGGCAGCAAGAAGGATGGGCTGCTTGGTTTTTTGAGACAGACACAGCAGAGAAGCATATAGTTTCATTGAAAGAAATGGCCATCAATCAGCTAAGAGACATCTTGCAACTCCCTTTAGGTGACGGCAAAGACGGCAGTGTGACAGCTAAGGATAAGCTTAAAGCAGTTGAAATCATTATAGAAACAGCAGATATGTTGCCCAATAAGCGCAAGGAAGTTACATTTATTGATAAAGATTTAGGCAAGATGGACAGTGACACGGTCGATGCTGAAATTGTAAAAGCCCGGACAAAGCTGGGGATAGTAAAAAAAGCATTGACAGCCGAGGAGACATAAGCTATTGTGAGAGCAAGGGCATTGCTATGTCCAATATAGCGAATTGTAAATATAAAAAGCGAAGACCCGCGCTGACAGGCTTCGCATACAGTTGCAGCCTACCATACATACATATCCCATGTCAATAATAATTATAGAAAGGTAAGCAATGGCGTACAAGAGTCAGAACATCGTGAAAGGCGCTACATCCATAAGTGTGGCAGCCAGCCAGACAAATTCAGTAGTTAGCGAATCGTTTCGTATTAACGACCCAAAGACATTAGCCGTAGACTTCTACGTTAGCGCAGTAACGGACGGCGGTAGTGATAGCTCTGTAATTGTCAAGGTACAGTCTAGCTCAGGTGGGGATAATTGGGTGGACAGTAAGGCAGCAGCCGCTGTAACATCTACAGGATGGAAATCCATAACCCTCATGGCTGAAACGGCAGGCGATCAGTCCTATCTTCCCTTACGCCCTCTAGTGCGTGTGGTGGTTACTACAGCCGCTGGAGATGCCATTACAATACGTGATATTATTGTGAGCAACTAATGTCGCGTAAGCTGACGCCTGAAGAAATTAAAAAGCTTGAGCTTGCCAAGCTGCGCCGTGCATTACAGCAACAGCTGGATGAATGCTTGGATGCAGATGATTTAGAGAGCCGCCCTACGGGGGCTCAGATTGATTTCTTACAAGACGCGGATAGCGAGATAATTTGGATCATTGCAGGTAATAGATCGGGTAAAACGGCTACGTGGGTGAGGGCCGTCATTTGGTGGCTTACAGGAAAACATCCCTATGTCAAACCTCCTAAAAGCTGGGGCGAGAGATTTAACATATTGGTGGTAGGTAGAACCCTTGAAATTCTTGGAACAGAAATCTGGGATAAAAAGATGAAGCCTTTATTGCCACCAGGAAGCTTCACCCCCACCAAAAGCGGTCCCACCATATCTAGTGTGGAATACCACGAGACAGGCAATAAACTTATATTCATGTCCCACCACGATGCGCGTAACGCCCGTGAGAAGGTGCAGGGCTTCACCGCACCTGTTGTCGTACTTGATGAAATGCCTGATGATGCAGGACTTGTATCAGAACTAATCATGCGTACTGCCACTATTAAAGGTGCTAAATTCATAGGCGGCTTTACGCCACTTGTCGAAAACGACCAAATACGTAAGGTGGTAGATGCGTCGGGAACGCGCTACAAGTTCAAGCCAGAAGATAATCCAAAGCTTATGGAACGCTTTGGTACTATAGAGGAATATGAAATCTGGCTAAGAGCGCAATGCGCCACAGAAGCAGAATATAACGCCCGTCGTAATGGTGAATGGTATTACCGAAGCGGTAGAGTAATTGCCGCGTATGACGCAGCAAGACATATGCGCCCTATGTTCGATGGCTATCACCCAATGCTCACCAGACATGTAGCTGTTGTTGATCCTGCCGCTGTTGGACTTGTAGGTGTTACAATATGGGCAGAAGGCCCAGGCATATGGCAATGCGCTTATTCGGCCGAGCTGTCAGGAGACGCTGCTTTCAATTTAGTTAAGGACTTAGAGACAATATATAAAGATTACAATGTTGTAGAGCGAAGATGTGATTGCAATCCTGCAGGATTCTACAAGGAAGCCTTAAGACAGGGCATCAGCTACATTCCTATTGCAGATAAGATGGATAGGAAATGGGAGACAATTGAAAAAGCCAATGCAGCCTTCGCTCAAGATACTATCCTACTTTCTCCTGAAGCGCAGACACTAGCTGATCAATGTTTACAGGCTAAAGTGAGCGAGACAAACACAAATAAAATAATAGCATCTTCCAGTTGGCATCTCATTGACTGTTTACGCTATTTCGTAGATAATATGCCTAAGCCTGTAGCAGTTCCTCGTATATTTAAATCAGTGTCTCATGCACGTAAGCAGCTGTACATGGAAGAGAAAGCTGTGCGTTTAAAGAAACAGCAACAACAAATGAGAATTATTCAGAAAAGGAATGAAAGACGATGGAGTCGGCGCTAGCATTCTTTGTGTTGCTTACGGCGTTTGCCAGTGTAGCAGCAAATGTATATTTATATTTAAACACTAAATGGCTTCACGATAAAGCCAGCGAAGCTAACGAAAGTGTTATACGCTTTATTAAAAGGAGACGTTAATCGTGGCCACCCTTAAAATCCTACCCTGGAGTGAGGCTAAAGCGGAGAAAGAGTTAAAGAAACGCCTTGAGAAATCAATGCGTTCTCGCGCTAAATGGGAAAAGCAATGGGCTAATAATGAACGAACGTTATTCTCGTCATCTTATGACGAATACAACGGACAGTCAGATATGGGTATAGCTAACATCTACGACGCTCTCCAGAATGGATTTGGTGGAGTGGATGGGATGCAAATCAACTATAGCTTCAAATACTTACGCTTCATCCATTCTCAAATGAGTGCCAATCCACCTAGCGTTATCCCAGTCCCTACCTCTACAGAATATAAGGATAGACGAGCTGCTAAAGTGGCTTCTGCCTTCATTGGGCATGGAAGACGTAAACTGGGACTTCAGGAAAAGACAGATCTTGTCTCGCTGCAGACAATTACATACGGCACAGGATTTGGCAAGATATGCTATGACCCCTATCTAGGCGAGGCTTGGGAGGTGGATGAAGCTACAGGCGAGATTACAATGCAAGGCGACATAGCAGTACGCCCTCTCCTCATTTGGGATGTCTGGATAGATGCAGATGCTACAGCTTGGGACGAAGTAGAATATGTCTTCGAAAGACATATAATGAGCTATGACGAAGCTGTAGGGCGTTGGCCGGATAAGAAGGAATTATTAGAATCCATCAAAGGTAAGTTTGACGTCAAGGCAGTGGATGTCGTGGCGGAGGACATTGACGAATTGGTGGAGATATTCGAATACACCGAGAAAGCCATGCCTATAAATGGCATGGACGGCAGACGTATATTCCACATACGTAGTGGCAAACTGCTTACAAAAGTGGCCCATAACCCCCACCCAAAAGGCCGTTTACCTTACCACCTATTGACAGATGTTGACGTTCCTGGACAGGTGTATGGTAAGACATTCATTGACTATATTGTACAGTTGCAGGATATCGTCAATAGAATTGACAGCACAATCTTAGACAACATCAAGAACCATGGCGTGGCTAGGATGGTGGTGTACGACGCCACAGAGGTGGACAAAGACAACCTATCAGACGACAGCGTGGACGTAATCAACGTTAAAGGCTCAGGAGGCTCTCCTCCTCATTTCATCCCTCCACCCCAATTGATGCCAGACCTGTACAAGGTGAGGCAGCAAATTGAATTAGGCATGGAAGCATTGGCAGGTGTTAACGAATCCATGTTCGGCCAGGTAAAGCGGGAAATGTCCGGCTATTCATTGCAGACCGCCATTAACGCAGGTAACATGGTGAGGCGGCGCCTATTTAATAAATATCAAGGCTATTGTGTCGGCATGTACACCGACTATCTAGAACTCATCCAAGATCATTACACAGATCCACGTAAGATATTGATCACAGGTGAGGAAGAAGCCGTAAGTGTGGCTTATTATTCAGGAAGTGACATTTCAGGTGGTGTGGATTTGAAGGTAGAATACGGTGCTGACTTCTCCCTCGACCCTGCAGGACGGCGAGAAGAAATCCTTCAATTACGTGAAGTTATGAAAGATGCAGGCATCGACGGCAAAAAGATTATGTCTATGTTACGTCTTAATGAATTGAATGTTGGATTTGACGACCTCGAAGTGGGTAAACGTAGGCAGTTTGAAATCTTTGACGAGATGATTGCCAAATTCACTGAAAGTGGCGTTCTTATTCAAATTGCTCCAGAAGAGAACGAAGACCATCTGTCTATGTTGGATGCCTGTAAGGAATTTAGAATGTCCATGACTTTCAAAGCCTTACCTAAGGAATTACGGGATGCTATAGATGCGCATATAAACGCCCGCAAAGCTATGTTAGCTTCCCAAGCTGCTCCGGCTCCTGCGGCGCCAGGCGCAATGGCGCCTGCCCCAGCTGCATTGCCTATGGCGCTAGGTCCAGCGGCTCCAGGCGCCCCAGCGCCGGCTACAGGGACTCCACCCATATTGGGACAATAATGGGACAGAATGTAGCCAAATAAAATAAAGTGTTGACATTTGGTATTAATTAATTTACAGTGAGGATAGCTGGGAGTGTAGGCGGGGCTGGATAAGTCTAGCTTACTCTCCCTTGCTGGTGGTAGCTAACAGTCAACCGGAGGTTGCCTATTATCTACCCAGAATTAAGGCCGAGCACTTAATTCTGTATTAACATAGTTCTAAGCCGCCCATTAGTGTGACTACCTTCGTTGTGAAGATGTTACATTCCTACCCAAGCTACCCGCAAGGATGCTTATAAATCAAAGGAAACAGTATGACGACAGAGAACAAAACTCCATCAGACATTTTTGCTGCCCTCGAATCAGGAACCCACAGCGGGCCAGCAGAGAGCCCTTCCACAGAAGCCAGCTTGTCAGATGAAGGAACGCCAGACGCAGGCGTAGAATCTAGCGACAGCGACATTGACGGAATTCTTAATGAGATTTCTCCTAATCAAGCCGCTACGGAAGTGGCCAAGCTAAAGGTGAAATTCAATAAAGAAGACAAAGAGTTTGATCTCTCTCCCGACAATGCCGAACTTATAAAGCTTGTACAGCAAGGATTGTTGGCAAGCCGTATCCAGAGTGAACGTGACACGTTTAAGAAAAAAGCAGAGTCTTACAAAGACTATGACGATGTTAAGAAGGATGCTCAGGCACTTCGAGACGCACTTGAACTAGCTAACAAAGGATATGCGGAGCACGCCGTAAAGGCGCTCCTAGGAGATAAATACGAAGATTTCAGGAAGGAAGCAATTCTTTCCACTATTGAGTATGAATCTGCTGATCCTCTTACACAGAGGGATATGGATCGTAAACGCCTTGAACGCGAGAAAACTTTGTCTGAAGAGACAAAAGAACGCCGCATCAAGGAACTGGAAGCCAAGATGGAAGCCAGGGACGAGGCCGTAGAGGTGGATAGGTGGCATGGAATTGGCACCCAACTACTGCAGAAGTATTCAATGGAACAGTATGTTTCCGATAAAGAACTGGCTGCCGAGATGAACAATGAGCTTTGGGAATCAACATGGAACACCATGGCCAAGCTTCCAGATGATATCGAATGGACGCCAAGCGTCATCGAGAAGGTAATGCGTAAGAAGGCTATGCTTTTCAGAGGTGGGGTACAGAAAACCGCCGAAGCTAAAGTGCAGCAGATTACGGAAGACAAGAAGATGAAGGCTAAAGAACAAGCGCAGAATGTTGTACGGCGCAACCAAGGAACAAACCAGGATGAATTTGTTTCTAGACTAAAAGGTACGACAAGTCCGTTAGATAAACTAAACATGTTGCTTGGCCGTGGATAGGCGGCGACATAATTAAACTTAAAGGATACATTCAATGACTTTTGCAGCACAAGCAGCCGTTGGCTCACTCGACCTCGGTAAACTTCTCAAGATTCTCCAAGACGGCATGGTGTACAACCAGCTGTCCACCGCTTCTGAAATGTGGAAACACATTCTCCAGAAGAAAACAAAGTCCGATGACGGACGTGAATATCGCTATGAAATTATGACCGCCTACGGCCCTTCAGCCGTTCAGTTTGGTGCTCATAGCTCTAGCGCAATGTTCCCAGCCGGACAGAAATCCACCCTCGTAGAAGCAGCTGCTGTCTACAAGGACATTGACCTCACCATTGAGTATGACCTCACTTTGGAAAAGCGTTCAGGTTCAAACCTGTTGGCTTATGCGCGTCCGTTGGCACATGAAATGGAAGCTAAAGGCTATGCCGCAGCTCGCATGTTGTCAGGCGCTTGCGTAGGCGACGGTAGCGGCGCTATCGGCCTTATCGGCGCAATTGACGCTGTTGACACCGCCAACGTCCTTTACATCACCCTTGACACCACCTCCTCCACTAACGGCCGTTCACACATCGGCTGGTTCCAAGTTGGTGACATCATTAAGTTTGCAACTGCTGCTGGCGCTGCACATGAATTGGTGGCCACTACTGGTAATGCTGACACCGCAATGGTGGTTAGTGTTGACGTAGAAAACAACAAGATTGGTATTAGTAAAGATCCAAGCGACGCTTATGAACTCGCCGAAGACGGAGCTGTTGTTGTAGGTGACTACATTTACCGTAGTGGTATCACTCCTAATGACCTGTCTGCCATCTCCACCAACGACTATAACACCCTCTCTGAAGCGCTTGTCGGCTTGGAATCTTTGATTTCAAACGATGGTCGTAAGGTTAATGGTGTCACTATGAGTGGAGCTGCTTCTGGTAGCCGTAAGAACTTGAACGGAGCTTTGTTGAATAGCAAGGATTTCCAGAGCTTGATGAGTTTGATTAAGCGTAACACTGGCGGTAAGTATAAGTATAGCAAGGCTTTCATGCACGACCAAGTGCTCGATGCAATGGTAGAATTGGCTAACGCAGACAAGCAATTCTTCAACGTCGTTGACTTCACCACTGGCGCTCGTAAGATTGGCCACCAGCATGGTAAGGACTTCTTGGAATTCATCCCTGACGAATTCGTTCCTAAGAAACGCGTTGTTGTCCTTCCAGACGATAAGGGTGTGTTGGAATTCATCGGTCGTGACTTTGAACAAGTTAAGATTGGTGGACAGGGCGAATTCCTCAAAGGAGGTTCAACTGCCGGTCGTTACGCTAAGCAAGGTCAAAAGTTTATGAGTGCTTCTGGCTGCTTGGTGGCAAAACACCCAGCAGGTTGCGGATTGCTTGAAAACTTTGTAATCAGCTAATAATTTGCGTGTCGCCGGAAACGGCGGCGCGCAGCCATCTTGGGGCAGGTAGAAGTCCTGCCTGCCCCTTTCATCTTTAGAAAGGATATATCCACATGGCAATTAACAGACTTGGCATCGTTACAGATGCCGCAACAGCCCTCCATAACAGACATTCTTCTGCAGAGAAGAAGCTTGTTGAAACAATCAAGAATGACAAGAACATCGAAGACAACTTTGATGGACAACTCATTGTCTCTATTGCTAACAACAAAGACGGCGCCTCTACAGCGTTGTTACTGGCAGCAGAACCAGCAGCCGGCGACGAATTGGCCTTGCGTTCCGCTAAAGGCAATCCATTTGAAGCTCACGTTGTCACCGTAGAATCTACAGGCACTGCTCTTTGGAACTTGCCGTTCGTTAGTGCATCTGGCTTGGAATTGAATCTGGACATCTTGGATGGTATTAACGCCATCGAGATTAGCAATGGCATCCTCTCCACCTCACGTTCAGCAATGACTGTGGGACAGAATCGCTGGATGGCAGAAGCTAAAATCAAGGTGGACACTATCGCCAATGTAGGCGAGATGTGGTTTGGCCTGCGTAAAGCCGAAGCCTATCAAGCAGATCCAGATAACTACGATGAAATGGCTTGCTTTAACATTGGCCAAGGCGTCAATACAGGGGCTATTGAAATTCACACCATTCTCAACAATGGCGCCACTTCAGAAACTGCCTCAGGCGCTACAGCCTTGGTGGATGGCGACGATAAAACCTTCCGTATTGTGTGCAATGTAGATGGCAAGATCGAGTGTTACATTAATGGTGAGCGCGTTGCTTCTTCTGTGTCTTTTGCATTTGATGCAAGTGAAGTGGTAGTGCCGTTCTTACACTGCACTGCAGTGACAGGCGATCCAGGTGTTTCTATTTCTTCATGGAAAATTGGCAAACTTTAGTCCAGTAATAGGGGGAGCTTCGGCTCTCCCTTCTTCTCTTAATTAAATTAGCTAATAAAGGCTTTATAGATGCTATCAAAAGGCCGTTCAGATATAGTCACGACAGGTAATGATTTAACGCTGCGTGACGGCTACTCCGATCAAACTACGATAAGAACGGGAGCCAATGTGGCGGCCCGTGTGCTTACGCTTCCTGTGACGACAGGGAATGATACGCTTGTATCAAACACAAGCACATCCATTCTCACAAATAAGACATTCACCGACCCTGTATTGGGCGCCGCTACAGCCACCTCCATAAATAAGGTGGCTATTACAGCCCCTGCAACAAGCGCCACGCTTACAATTGCAGATGGCAAAACTCTCACTCTTTCTAACACCTTAACCTTCACAGGAACTGATAGCTCTTCTGTCGCCTTTGGCGCTGGAGGAACTGTTATATATGCTAGCAATAAATTATCTGCCCTATCTGCCACCACCTCAGCTGAATTAGCAGGAGTTATTAGCGACAAGACAGGATCTGGATCGCTGGTGTTTGCTGACACCCCAACTCTGGTTACTCCTGTTTTAGGCGTGGCCTCTGCAACATCTATAAATAAGGTGGCGCTAACAGCTCCGGCTACAAGTGCTACATTAACTATAGCTGACGGCAAGACGCTTACCTGCTCCAACACTCTGACCTTTACCGGAACAGACGCATCCTCTGTGGCCTTCGGAACTGGTGGTACAGTGTTGTATTCAGGTGGGGCATTAGGCACTCCCTCATCAGGAACTCTTACCAATTGTTCTGGACTTCCTATAGCCGGCATAGCTAGCTTGGGAACTGGCGTAGCCGCCGCACTTGCTGCCAACGTCACAGGTTCTGATGGCATTGTACTGGCCACCTCCCCATCCCTCACTACCCCCACCCTCGGCGTGGCATCAGCAACCAGCATCAATAAAGTGGCAATAACAGCACCAGCAACGGGATCTACACTAACTATAGCGGATGGTAAAACCCTCACTTTATCTAATACATTGACTTTTACTGGCACAGACAGCAGCTCGGTGGCATTTGGCACCGGTGGTACGGTGGCATACACAGCCAATAAATTGTCCGCATTCGCAGCTACCACCTCCTCCGAATTGGCCGGTGTTATTTCCGACGAAACCGGCTCCGGTGCCCTCGTATTCGGCACAGCCCCAACCATTTCCGCCCCAGTCGTCGACCAAGCCAACTTCACCCAAGCCGCCTCCGCCACCACTCCCGCAGTAGGTAAGTCTGCCGTGTATGTCAACAGTGGCGATGGTAAGATTCATATAGTCGATTCCTCAGGCAACGACTCAGCAGTAGGTTCAGGTGGTGCTGGTGCTCGTAACTACCTATCTGACTGGTTCGACGGTATCAAGAGCGTAGGCTCGGTCACCAACAGCACTACAGCCACAGGCAACGTAACCATATCTACAACCGCATGGCAGGCTAGTGACACTTCCAAACTCACTGTAGCCAATGTCACTTCTGCTGGTATTCGCGGCGACGCGATGACTAACAGTGGTGCGAAGTCACTCAAGCTTGACCATGTAGCAGTTGGTGTAGCGTTTGTGCAGTCGCCTAACTTTCAACTCGACCTCGTAGACGTTGGCAAGCCAGTATCTGTTAGTTTTGACCATGGCGCTGTAACTACCGCAGATGACTATCAAGTGTACATCGTCCGCTATGCGTCCGATGGTACGTATGGTGAACAAATCCGCATAGCGGGCACTGCTTCCGCCACGAGCCCATATTCGGCTAGAATGGCAGCAGGTAGCACAACAACATTCCGAGGATTCTTTGTAGCAGGTTCTACCTCTACAGATTATTACGCCCTACGTTTCTATAGAAACAACGCAAGCGATACAACAGACATTAGCATCGACTCCCTCTACGTCGGTCCGCAAACCGTAACCCAAGGTGCGGCGGTGACTGACCCAGTTTCCTTCACACCTACTTGGACCAACCTTAGTAATATTTCCTCTCAAGCTTGGGAATGGTGGCGTCAAGGTAAATACATGGGCATAAAGGGGTATGTTAAGCTTTCTGGAGCCGTAGCCGGAGAAATAGCATTTACTATTCCTGGCGGCTATTCCATGGATACAACTTCTATCCTAACAAGTGGGCAAAATTCCGAGCTAGGTAATGTCACATACACCGATTCTGGAACTACAAATGCCTATGGAACTGTTACATACGGTTCAGCAACGACACTTAAATTTATCGGCAACTCGTCTTCAGTATGGAACGCAACAGCGCCAATAACTTGGGCAGCTAATGACGTTATTTCATTTACAGCATTAGTGCCCATCGCCAACTGGTCATCCAATGTCACCATGGCGAATAGGGCGGTTGAGGAGTATGCGAGTAATAGTTCTACTTCTGATGCCTCTGACACTACTTCATTCGCTTATGGACCTAGGGGCAGCCAGTTCCCTAGTGTCACTACAACAAATAAATCTAAACGAGTTAGGTTCCAAACACCCATACAAGCTACTGATAAAATTGATATTGAGATTTATTGGAACGGCAGTTGGCAACATATATCAAATACAGGCTTGCAGGCGGTAAACTCAACAACACTCGGTATGTCGATTGACGATGCAATTGTTGGAAGCACTGATGTAGATGTGGTATTTGGTTCAGCTGGTTATCCAGCATCTCCTGCCACTAGTGCGGGCGCTTGGACCACGATAGATTTGCTAGACACCTACAAATGGCGTGTTCGCAAAGTATCCGGCGGCGCTGCTGTCGGCTATCCAATAAGCAGCGAGAATATAGTAATCCCATATAACAGCACTAATTATACTGGTTTCAGTAGTGGTACTTATACTCCCACAATAACTAATGGAACTAATGTTGCTGCAAGTTCTAATGTAAATGCATTTTATCAAAGAATAGGTAATATTGTTTATGTGAGCGGTGCGGTTAATATTGATCCAACAAGTGCATTAACTAACACACTATTTACTCTATCTTTGCCAGTAGCAAGAACTTCTACAAGTACATTTTTTACAATAGGAACAAGCAGCGGTAACACTCCACCCGATATATGGAGCGGATCACCAGCTTCAACGACGGCAGACTTTAAAGGGTATCCCGCTAGTGCTTCTAATCAAACAGTTTCATTTTCATTTATGTACAACATAGCGTAATAAGAATCGCCTAATGGATACACACTCGTCGAACTCGTGTGAGATATCTCAGGCACTTTCAAGGAAAACAAATGGATAAGCTTGACATATTACACAACAAAATAGACGACATGTCTTCTAAAATTGACAAACTCTCAGATAAAGTGGAGAATCATTTAGCACGCCTATCGGTGGCAGAAGAAAGCATCGTGTGGCTTAAAGGACACGTCAAGATAGTGACGGCTCTAGGAATCGCCATCATAACAGGTGTACTTGGAATATTATTGAAAGGGTTGGGCTAATGCCTCTATTGTCAGGAAAAGAGAATATTGGTAAGAATATAACAGAGCTAAAGCATTCTGATAAGAACCGCTCTAAAAAACAAATATTGGCCATTGCCCTAGCCAAAGCTGGCATTAACAAAGGAAAGAAATAATGGCACGTTATCTATCTAAAGATGAAGAGCAAGAAGGGCTAGATTGGCAAGAACGCCGCAAAAAGCTGCTTGAAGAAGCCGACAAGTCCGAAGAAGGTTTGGAAGAACAAGGACTTGAAGATTATATTATGCCAGCTAAACGTGCCTTACAGAGCGGAGCCAAGGCTGCTGTCCTTTCGGCCGTACGGCAGAAGGCCAAGGTGAAAGTGAAGCCGCCTAAAGATACAGACACCACTATCTCTTACGATAAGCCGTTTGGAGGTAAGCCTACAATTACACACAGTAAATCACTGCCAGGGGCTAAGCCCGCGGCTAAGGAAAAAGAAGACGAGTGGCTTAAGAAACTACTTGAAGATTAACCCGTAAAATGCTAAAGTAACAAAGGAGACATTACAATGGCGACAGGATGGCCCGCCGATAATTCGGCAGCAACACAAATGCGAAAAAAGAAACAACGTCTAGCAGCCAAGTTGGCTAGCAGACCGATAGTTTAGGAAGTAGCACAGATGGATAAGAATAAGATTATAGATAAGTTACTTAAGAAATACCCAGACTTACAAGAAGAGCCGCTGTTTGACGAGCTTCTTTCTATGGACGCAGAGGAAGAATCTAATGAAGAGATGGATGACATGGGCGAAGCGCCTGATGTGGAAGTGGAGATTGAAGCAGGCTCTGAAGAGGCGCCTGAAGGAGAAGAAGACATGTCATCGGAAGAAGATAAAGCTATAGAAGATGCCATGGCAGATGACAGCGAAGAAGAAACTCCAATGCCAGACAAGAAGGCACATCTACGCGAAATGCTAATGTCACGTAAGAAAATGAAGAAAGCCTAATCATGCTTGTCAATGACATGCTAGAAGAAGTACGTCGGCTCAGTGACGAGGATAACACGTCTGACATCGCCGACGTGGACATCCTCGCCTCCCTCAATAGGGCACAGCAGAAGCTTGCTCGCATTGCAGCGCGTCACTACGCTCCCATGTTCATGCGTGAATCCACCATCTCCACCTTCTCAGGACGAGAAGCTACGTTGCCAGAGGCAGCTAATGGCTTGATTGTCAACCAGGTGGATGTGAATGAAAACGGGACATATTTCCAAGTTTATCCAGCTACCATGCGTAATATGGTGGCATATGAATCTTCTGGTAGTTCTAGCCGCCCTGAGTATTTTACAATCCGTGGTAATAAGATGCTGCTCTATCCACAGCCATCCAGCGGTGTATCCCTGCGGGTGCGCTATCAAATACGCCCAAGTAAGCTAGTGCTTAGCCAGGGGCGCATTACAAACTATGATAGTAATAGTGGGTACCTATATTTAGATGCATTAGGGAGTGATCTCACCACCTCTATCACTGAGCTTAAAGCTTTTATTAATGTCGTAGATTCTACTACAGGATTGATTAAGGCCACCCACCAAATAAGCGCCATAGATACAAGTCAGAAGCGGCTTACAATTAAAGCTGCTTCTCTCGACCGTTCCACAGTATTTGGCAACACCGTATCTACAACCCTCCCCACTGACATAGATTATGATGATTATGTCTGTATTGCTGACGGTACATGCATCCCTACATTAGTGGTGGATTATTCAGATTACATTATCCAATTCAGTGTTGTCGAAACACTCAACAGATTGGGTATTCCCGCACAAGAAGCCTATTCCAAGCTTAAAGAGCTGGAAGACGATGTTATGGCTATGTGGGCAGGACGCCCTATAAGTATTCAAGTATCTAAAAGAAATAGACACTGGTTGCGGTAGCGACCTATTGGTTGCGATAATTGTCAGGAGCGTAGATGAGTTTACAAAGCCAAGACGTTGTAAAGAAGCAGCTAGCACGTGGAATAGATAGTTATTCTGCGCGCTCCAATTTGCTTGATGGCTACGCTGAAGACATTCTAAATGCAGACGCCACCTCTTCAGGACAACTCAAGAAACGTAAAGGATACGAAGGGCATAGAGGCTGGCTTCCACTACGTGTGCGTTCCATGTATCATGTCGCCGAATACATCTATCTTACATTTGATGATAGCCAAGCCATCGATCTTTCAGGCATTGGCAGCTGTCCCATTGTCGTCCAAGGACGCCTCAATGTATTGGATGGTCCTAACAATGTCAGCTACACAGACGGCTACTATCGTGGCGATTTTGGAGCCACCAATCAAGTAAGGTATTACGATAGCTTTGAAGTGAGCAATAGGAATGTTGTTTCCGTAGGCACGAACATCTATACATTCGACGCCGACACAACAGGCCTCACATCTAAGTATGCCTTCATAGGATTGGGCATGGCTGCAGGAGCCGCCACCACCAGCCATGACGTGTTAGGATTGGCATCCATTAAAGTGGATGATACGACATTTGAAGCACAGTTGGAATTTGACAGCGCCGAATCTGGCACCTCATTCTTCTATTATCTAGATAAGTCAGCCGAAGCGGGCGTTACACATATTGAAACTGTAGCTGCTCAGACATCTGTTAGTATTACAACTCTTACACATGGATTGTCAAATTATAACATTGGTGTAAGATGTTTCGACACTTCTATAGAAGCTGGCTATTTAACAGAGGTGTTGCCCTCCTTAGTAAGCGTTTCATCGACTGGCACTGTAGCTGCAACATTCGATACAGCCTTTACAGGCTACATTATATGTACAGCCTGCCCTATATTGAATGTCGCCTCTACAACAGTTACAGGTGGGGCTACAGAAAGCCTGTCTATATCTGTCTCTCAGCCATTCAATTTCTATTATTGCTATGCTCAGGTAGGAAGTACGTATGAATCTGTAATACCTTCCAGTATTACATATGATGAGAATACATCTACAGCTAGCATTGAATTCGTTGCCCCTCCTTCTGCCGAAACTGTGTTCATTTATTATGAAGAGGCAGACAGCGTATCTAATAGAATTAAGATACGTGACACACATGTTTACACATTTACAGCGGATGCTGGTACAGATGTGTGTACAGCAACCGATCATGAGTTTGTAGCTACAGCTCCCGTACGTCTCACTACCACCGGCACATTGCCTGCCGGATTATCAACAGGAACAACATATTATGTAAGAGATGTGTCTGGCGACACGTTCAAACTTGAAGCCTCCGTCGGCGGTGGAGCCATTAACATCACGGATGCAGGAACAGGAACCCACACCATATCCATTTATGAAGGATATATTGGCACACACCCACAGCTCACCGTATGGGGCATTCCCCATGAAGGTATATACAAAGATTCATCCTTAAAGGGTGGATGGGTGCAGCATATAGACAACTATAAATCTGCTACAGATGAGTTTCTGGTAGCGGGCATAGGTGGGTCATTCTATAAAGAACTGGCACAAGCTGATGGCGAATCCTCCTATCTCATCCCCACCAGTACGATACAGCTGCGCGGTAGGGTGGACAACGGCCCTATTACAATAGCCCCATTGTTTGGTGGCACTGGTAGAACCCGTGGTGTAATAACAGACGCCTCCATTTCTAGCTATAAGGCTACAGTTACAGCCGCTTCCTACGTTTCTAGCGGAGTGGTGGATTATACACTGTCATTTACAAATAAGACAGGCACCATCTCCACCAGCATAGCCACGGGATTTGATAAACTTACTGTAAGCAATATGCCACATGCCGCGTTAAACGGCAGCTTTGTCATATCTTCTGTGCAGAGCGAAAGCACTACAGCTGCTGTAATACGCTGTGCTAATAGCAGTGTCCTAAACGCCACCTTAGACACCGCAGGATGTGCAGGACTGGCAGGCGTATTCACTGACCTAATAACATTGGAAGAAACGCATAGATTTATTCCTGGGGACATTCTGCGCTCTACAGGTATTAGCTCTAGCTACACAATCACTGTTATAGGTGGCACCACCACCAATTTATACGTATCAGGCGTGACAGGTATTATTACATTCCCTGACGGATTGGCCATATACGGACGCCGTACAGGCTCCCTACTCACTGTTCAGAATTCAGCTAACAATTTCTCTGCAGACAACTTCGTACGAGGCGACATGCTGCAAGTAGGCAGTCTATCCTACTATCCTCGTATAGAACAAATAAATGTAAACGCTGACACAACGCTGGCTTCTTTGTCAGGAGATGGCACAACAGCCACAGCGACGACATCTGCAGCTAACACCTATGCCGTTGGCGACAAGATATTGATATACAATAGTGCCAATTTTGCGGGTGAACATGAAATTACAGGCATCACCTCCGACACCATATTTACATTTGCCCATTCCTATAGTGGCTCAGGAAGCGGAACAATTCAAGGATATACCCTACAGGTAGATAGCGAGATAACATTCAACGACTATCTTGCCCCAGAGGATGTAACAGTGGTGGGGCGTTGGGTGCCTATTGAGAATCCAGCCAATAGCGGTTCTTACGTGTATGATAGCACCGCTGTACCGCAATATCCTATTACTACAGCCTATCATTGGACAGCCAATGCGTATGACAATCAGCCCACCGTTAGATCAGCAATGGTGGCAGATAATATGTATGTTACAAATGGCTATGACGAGGTGATGAAGATAGATGGCTCTAACATCTATAGAGCTGGTATTCCTGCATGGCAGCCTCAACTGTTTGCTCAAGTGGACACTGCCACCCCCTCATTACTAAAAGGATATACTTTAGCCTACACGGCGGTATCAGTTGCAGCTAAGTATTTTAGAATAGCCACGGCAGCTTTTAAGGCTGGGGATAGAGTATATGACGCCACCAGCAGTGGCATATTCACTGTAGCGGATGTGGTGACAGTTCCTGGTGCCACTGATGTTTATAATATTGTCGTGTCCGAAGACACCACCAGTATAGCCACAGGCGGCACTGATACGCTTACTCTAGTTAAAACTTACAAGTATTATGCACGTCTGAACATGATTGATGCTAATGACAATATCATAGCCTCAGCTGCTACAGGATACAACGATTGCATAGTAGAGCTTGTCACAGACGGCCAGATACACCATAAGCTTGTAATGCCTCCGGCTTTCGGAGCCTACGATTACGACCGCATTGAGGTGGAATTATACCGCACTGTAGCTAATACGGACGGACCCTTCTATCTCGTAAAGCGTGTTACAGCCAACTTCGATAATTATAGCGGCTATATAGAAATTGATGATGGCACTGCAGACGCCTTTTTGGTGGATACAGATGTTGTACATGGCGTGCTTAAAGCAGGCGAGCTAGGTGTTAATTTCGAGGCTCCCCCAAGAGCCAAGCACATTACATCTGCAGCTAACAGGTTGATATTAGGTAATATCAAAAGCTATCCTCAGATAGACATCACAATGCGTCCTGTAACAACAAGCTTGACAGCGACAGACCTGGATGGATTCTCACTGTTGTTCCGCCAGGATAACGCCTCCTCTACCTCTACGACAACGGAATATAACGACGCAATTAAGTTCATATTCCGCAATAGCGCTGCTGTAACTATCGATCCTACAGCCGATTTCTCCTGCACAGCCACCTCCTTTACTATTAAGGAAGATGCACACGGATTGGCTGCAGGCGACTGGGTGTATTTATTTCATTCAGCCGAAGGCACTAATAACGATTTGAAATACGCCGGTTGGTATAGAGTGGCGTCTGTTGACACAGCCGCCGCTCCGGACACATTCACATGTCTACGTAATGAAACCCTTGCCACCTTTACATTCACAGCCGCTGTAGATGATACTATCACTGCTACAGCTCATGGCCTGTCAAATGGCGACATAATCACTGTAGCCTCTTCCACCACCCTCCCAGCAGGGCTGTCTGCCGCAACAAACTACTATGTTATAAATGCCGCCACTGACACGTTCAAAGTGTCCACCACCTCCGGTGGCGGCGCGGTGGACATCACCGACACTGGCACAGGCACTCACACGGCCACCATATGTCTCAAAGGAACCGCTAATCATGTCAATAGATATGTAACCTGCACTTCTGGACAAGATGAAAAGAACATCCCCGTGTGGCTTGGAATAGACGGTAATTACAATCAGAAAGACGGTAATACAATAGGCTCTATAGAATACACAGCCGCCCTGCGGCTAAGCAATGCTATAAACGCCGTTAGTCGTAATAAGTATTCTGTAGAACATACAGAAGGAGATACAAACGGAGCTTACACTCAATGGATGCTGGCCAGGGGTGGTAATGATAAGGCATTGGGAAGTTTAACTGTAGAGGCTTATCGTGTATTAGCTACTACTCCAGAAGTAGTTGTCGGGACGGTGCCCTCCAACCTGGAGATATATGTCAATAATATTAAGAGAGATAGCTCTGAACAAGTGAGTGCTGTAACATATGTCCACCCATCTCGTGTTGTTATAAGCTACGAGAATTATCCAGAAATATTTGAGGCCGTAGACGCTGATGCCATTAATAGCGATAGTGTGGTGGATATTAATGCAGCCGACGGACAAGAAGTGATGGGAATAATCCCATTCTTCGGTGACAGTACATTCGGGCAGGGCGCCCTCGATCAAGTGGTGGTCGTTTTCAAGGAAAACTCCATATACCTACTGGATGTTGTATCTAAGGAATATAAAAAGATAGATAGCCGTGGGTTGGGGTGCGCTGCGCCTAATAGTATAGCCCCCTCTAAGAATGGCATTATATTCGCCAATAAGGCTGGCATCTATCGGCTAAACCGAGATATGTCAATAAGTCCGGTGGGTAAGATGATGGATGGCTATTGGAAATCTGACGTAAGTTTGGATAGCTTAGCCAATGCCTATGCCACCAATTATTCATTCAATAGTCAATATAAGCTATCTTTGCCTGTAAATACAGCCACTTCTAATAGCGAAGTGTATGTCTACAATTACGACACTGAAGGACAAGGACAGGAATATGGAGCCTGGACACGCTACGACAATCACCCCGCCACAGGATGGGCTAATAAGTCGGATACGGCTTTTATGGCTACAACAGGTGGGGATGTAATGTATATCAAAACCGTAGAGGAAAATGAGGCCTATCGCGATGATAGTGCTGCCATCTCTACCAGCATTATACTGAAAGCCGAAGACTTTGACCTTCCTGCTAGCCGTAAGGTAGTGCGCTCGCTGTCTACACAACTCGCTTATCCCGACAATTGTACTGGACTTGAAGTGTCAACTGCGGTAAACTTATCAAGTAGCTTTGATTCTGCAGGAAGTATTACAGACACAACAGGAGAAGATTTGAATATACAAGCATCTCCAGCCAAACGTAAGTGCAACTATATACAGGCAAAGTACACCCATTCTACAAAAGATGAAGGATTCACCATTGCCGGTGTTAGCTATGATGTAGCACGTCTAGATACACGTGGCTCCACAAAGATGGCAGATAGAGGATAATATGGCATTAATGAAACAAGGCCAAGGCCTCGTAGAAACCAGTGATGAAGAAATAAAGAAGCAGTCTGGGTTTACCCCCTTGTCTCCAGCTGCAGTGAAAACGCAAGGTGGCACTCCACAACAAGCCGCTATGGCAGGCACTCCAGCAGCCAAGCAATCTCTTTACAAGCCTTTGGAAGATACACAGAAGACATTACAGCAAGCACAGCGCCAGACGCAGATGCTGGATAAGCAGCGTCAGCAGGCACAAGACCAAGCTGCCGCTAAGATGGACAGACTTAAGCAGCTCGGTACAATGGGAGCTCAAATAGAAGGGCTCATACAACAGCGGCTAGGCTCTCAACAAGGAGCCACCTCAGGCCTGGCTACACAGAACATAGCCGCTCCTGTTATTAATCAAGCTGCCATTGACTTACTGCCAGAAACACAGCGTGCCGCAGCTGCAGCTGCCTTGCAGGCCTATGCGTCTGCAGCGGATGTGAATGCCAAGCAACAAGCCCTTGTCTCCCTATCCGCCGCCTTAAACCGTCCTGTCAAAGATTCGGACATAGGCGACTATTTTCAACAGCTGCCAGAATTGGCTACAGCGGCTGCAAAACAGGCCGTAGGAACATCTATTACATTGGGCAACCTTCAGCCCTCCTGGCTTAACGTACAGCAGACAGCGGCTGACTTAGGCATATCCGAGCAGGAACTGCAAGGATATACACCAGAGCAGCTGCAAGCCAAGCTGCAAGAGGTGGAGTCGAATGAATACAATCGTATTGCTAATCTCAAAGCTGAATATGCAACGGCCGTAGGCGCCCGTAAGCTACAAATTCAGAATGAATTAACCCAACTAGGGCAGGCAGGGGCTACAGGAACAGAGGCTCAGTTTGACAGAATGCAGCAGGCTGTAGACGAAGGCCAAACCCTTATGGTAGGTGGACAGGAAATGTCTATTGAAGACATCCTGACAAAAGATAGCCTCTCCAACCTCATATCAGATGCTGCTTCTAATCCACAGGCATTAGCGGAGCTGAAGCGCACCCCTGGCTACGAAGCCTTGGCAGGCTGGATAGAATCCAATCAAACAGAGCTTAATGAGTTGGCTACAGGAATGCGTTCAGATGTACGGTCATTTGAGGGCGTACAGTCTAACCTAGCGGATATACAATCTAATCTAGGCAACCTTTCATCGGTTATATTAGGCGACATTCCTCAATATGCCACCCAAGCACAATTAGATGAATTAAACACCAAGCTAGCTTCGAGCGGCTTGTATCAATCAATACAAGCTGACCCTGGGTTTAAAGCACAGCTTGAAGCCAATCCAAAACTAGCAGAGCAGCTTAAGAATAAAACAAAAGAAGAAATAGACAACCTTAAGTCTATTACAGACATGGTAAAGAATAATGGAGATATAGCTGCCGCATTTGGACTTAACGAAGGGGAATTCGTAACAGATCCTGATAAGGCTTCTACATTTGTAGCCACGGCTAATGTACTGTCTAATGCTCCTAAAGAAGTGGATGAGCAGCAGAAGCTCGATATAGCCAGAATGGTGGCAGATGGGGATGTTACATTAAATGTTGTAGAGTCATTGATGCAGCACCCGGGAGAGATAGCTGACGTTGTCAGCGAAAACGCTGCTATTAAAGAATACAACACCGTTAAGGACGATTTTGATAAGTTCTCTGAATGGGCTTTTGGCGGCACTAAGCCTGATGACATTAATAAGCTACTATCGGGGTTAGAATCTGTTAAGAATTTCGGTACAGCTAAAGAGCAGCAAGATGCTGACAGAGTGCTGAATTTATTTAAAAAATACGTTGGAGCTGATGGACGCTTGGACAAATCGGACATGCCCAATTTATTGGCGGCCCTTAAATCCACCGGATTAGATAAGGTGGCAACTGGAGGGGGTACAATAGCCGAGCAGTTGGCATCCCTGAAGCAGATGGGACAGGACGCCACGGCACTAGCTGCTAATGATAAAGTGCAAGGTATGGTGGATATTATAGCGGGCGGGGTTACATTTGATGAATTATCCAATCCTGATAATGCCACCACCTTAGATTTACTAGCCGGTAATGCGTACTTTAAGATGCACTTTCCTGACAGTGTTAAGGTACTTAACAATATAAAAGAAGTGCGCAACCTATTCTCCACCTCCAATCCGGCTATAGGCGAAAAGCTTATAAGTTCTATGAAAGACGGGATGTTAGACACCGCCGAAGTTAAAGCTGCAGCTAAGAAAATGTCTATAGAAGAGATTCAAGCTTTATTGAATAGTAAGCTCCCATTCCAATCCACCACCAAAAACGAAGTGGTGTCCTCAGTACTTGGGCATAAGAAATATGGTAATGTAAAGTATGATGCTAAAGATGAGTTGCAGAAGATATTGGATAATAAGGTGGATAGCGAACTGCAGAGTTATCCTGGGTTTAAGTCGGCCAGCAAAACCACCCAAGGTATATCCACCATCTCCAATGAGTTGAGCGGTAAGAGTAAAGACTCCAGTATAAAAGGCACCATTGGCTGGGATGCAGGAAAAGCTTATCATGATAAACTAGCTACGCAGGATACAGAGCTGTCTAGTGCTATAACGGAGATAACCGCCTCTTTAGCGAATCTTCCTGCTGGTGCCCTTAAGACGCAGGCAATGAAAAAGCTAGAGGCGGCACGCAGCGCCCTGCAGGAAATTAGGTGGTGGAGGACTAACTTAAAAGAAACAGGGTGGAGTAGCTGGAGAGTGGCCACCCCTCGTGACCCCTACAAAGGATAATACATGGCATTAATTGACGAATTTCGTAAAAGAATGCAACAGCAACAGCAAGCCATACAGCCTGTTCCAGATGTGCAAGGACAGCTGCAGAAGCTAGCTCAAGCTAAGACAGGGAAGGCAGGAGCTGCAGGAGCCCCTGCAGCCTCCACTATAGGACAAGATGTCGCCCAGCAACAGCTGGCCTCCCAAGCGGCTGCGCAGGGAGCTCAGCAGCAGCTACAAACGCAGCAACTCGTGGCTGCCTCTCAACAGCAACAAGGAGCCATTGACCAGTTTCGTCAGCGCCTCCAGGCTGAACAGCAGCTAGCTCAACAGGGAATGGCCGCTAAGCAAGCAACAACAATGGAAGCTTTGTCCGGCACAGAGGCCAGAACAAAGAAGCAGCTTTCTACACAGGAAGAGCTTAAGCTTAATGCCCTTAATTCTGATTATAAGAATAAAATCGCTGAATTATCCACCAATAGAGGCATACAAACAGATGACATCTTTGAGGTGTTCAGACAAGATAGCGCCGACTTAGAATTTCGTAAGGATAGCGCACAGTTGGAGCAATTAGCTTTTCAGATGGGGATGTCTAATAAGTCCTACCTTCAAGAGCTGGATGCCATTGGCAAGCTCCGAGGCCTCGAAAATGACTTGAATTTCAAGAAGGAATATGCTACCCTCAAGCATGGCGCCGAGGTGGAAGCCACCCTTAGTCAGCTCGGATGGCAGTCGGCATTTGACGCAGATGAGCGCACCTTCACTATGGAGATGGGTAAGATGGATATAGATCAAGCCATTTCCTTAGCCAATGCCTACATTAGTCAAGCCAATACACAAGCTATAGTTACAGGTGGGGTAAAGGCCGCCAGTAGTTACGCCCAATCTACAGTAGAAAAAGAGCAGGGATAATGGCCGATCCTAATAAATTAAACAGAATACGCCAAATTGCTTCCTCCATTCCTGTGTTGAATGAGGAGGCGCAGGCACGCCTGGCAGCAGGACAACAGCTTCAGCTACAACAACTTGCAGCTTCTACACCTGCTAAACAGCTAACGACACGGGCTATTCAAGCCATCGCCCCTCAAGCCACCGCTCAATTTGGGCAGCAGGCTTTACAACAACAAGCCCAATCGTCTCAATTGCAAATGGCAGCTCAGGAACAAGCACAACAACAAAGTGCAGCTGCTTCTCAGCAGCAGCTGGAACAACAAGCTTTGGCACAGCAAACTGCACAGAAACAAGCAGAGCTGCAACAGAATGTCAATTTAGCCCGTCAAGAAGAATCTACAAAGAATAAACTTACAGATGCGGAGATAGCATCTAATAAGAGACTGTCAGCAGCTGGGCTAGAAGTGGATAACAATCTATCGTTCCTTTCTCGTAAGCAACGTCAAGACCTTAGCAACCTCGGAAGAGATGTAAAAGCTAAGCTGTTTGACGCACGTATGCAATTCGCGAAAGACGAAAATGGACGTAAGTTTAGTAATGAAACACAGCTTATGGACTTCGCTGTAGCCTCTGCCAAATCACAACTCGACCTTCAGAGCAAGATGCAGATAATGGAGCAGACAGCTACACGTGAAATATTCGCTATGGAAAAGGCGCATGCACAGCTTGTACAGGCACTGAAGAATGGCTATTTAGATAGTAAGAGAGAATTGGACCAAGCTTCTAGAGCTAAGCTTGCAGAAATGGAAAGAGCAATGAAACGTGAAATAGAGCGCAAGAAAGCTAAAGCTAACAATACCAAGATGATTGTCGCTGGCGCGACAGTGCTCGCCGGTACTGCTATGACCGCCACCGGAGCAGGTGCTCCTGTAGGTAGTGCTATGATGGCTGGTGGAATGGGCGCGTTATCTTCAGGAGGACAGCAGTAATGGCAAAGGTAGAACAAGAACTAGCTAAGGAAGTAGCCGACTGGATTGAAACAAGTGGGATGAATAAAATCACCAAGAACTTGTTCAAGAAGAACCCTGCTATGGCCGAGCGTGCCTATAAAGCTGCACAAGAAGATGCAGCTACAATGCCAGCTAAAATGGCCAGTAAGTCTGATTTAATAGCCCCAGAGGATATGCCTTCCCCTCCGCCTCTAGCTTCTAGAGCTAAGGTAGTAGAAGCATCTGCTGGCGCAGCGCCACGGGCCGGTACACCTGAAGCTACAGCTGAGATATTAGGCGGTAAAAAGGCAGCTGACGAAATGCCAGCCATTGAGCCTGAAGTGATGCCCGATGAGTTTGAAATACCACGTCCTCAGCGTGCCCTACCAGAAGGCGGTAATATCAATCGCGGCGCACAACGCATGGGCGAAGAAGGCATTGTAGAAGAAGGATTGACAGGAGCACAGGCCGCCTATGAACGCCGTAGACAGATGAACGTAAAGGCGCTACCTCCGTCTCGTACCACCGCCACAGGTGAAGTGATACAAATGGGAGAAGGTGGATTAAAAGAGAAGGGCTTGGAGAAAGCTAAATACCCAGGCTATCCAGGAAGAGGGGTAGATCAAACCCTGGCCGACGAGACACTGCCACCCTCAGGAGCTGTGGCAGATGCTGCCGCCGTTCTTACAGCTAAAGAAGAGGCACAGGCCAGAACCTACGCAAAAACAGCAGGTATTTCAGAAGAGGCAGCCAAGCGTAAATTATTTGGAAAGAAACTAGCCATAGGAGCAGGAGCGGCGGGTGTTGCAGGAACGGCTGCCTATCTTGCTTCCGGAGATAAAGAAGCTCCAGCTGTAATGGAAACTCCCTCCCCGCTTTCAGAGAAAGGCAGAGCCTCGTATGAAGCAACCGTTAAAGGACAAGCTGCCAAGCCAGATTATTCAGCTGCATCACTTATGCAGTCTCCTGCTCTATCGGCGTCTAAAGTGGGTAGAAATGCTCCAGAAGCTCCTGACATGACAGAAGAGGATAGCGCCCTCGCGGAGCAGCTGGGACGCATGCAAAATGAAATGAAGATTGTAGCTGCTGAATACAAAGCTACTAAAGATCAACAAGCTAAGCAACAACTGTGGGAAGGATTGGTCAGTGGGTTGGCCGCTATTGCTTCAGGTATGTATGGACTTAAGCATGGCATAGATATGTCAGGGGTTAAGTTTGATCGTACAAATTGGGACGCTAAAGCAGCTGCAGCCCGTGAAGATTGGATAGCAGGAAGGATGGCTGCCGAGAAAGACTACGAACTGTCTAAATCCATCATCGACCAGAAGCGTAAAGGCAAGCTAGACAATTGGGAAATCAACCAAAAGCTTTACGAGAACGCAGCTAGAGAGGCACAGCGTAGAGATGAGATGTCTTATAAAAGTGCCGGACTTGGACTTGAAGCACAGAAGCTCGGTGCTCAGATTGAAAACTGGAAAGACGAAGCTGCCAATCGTAAGGCCGAGCTTATGCTTAAAATCAAACAAGGCAGTGGCGACAAAACGTTACAAAACCTTATCATGGGCAAAATCGATGACTTTGATAAGACACTTGCCACCTATGGTAAGAATGAAGATGACCTTAGTTTACAGACCCTTAAGCGGCTTAACGGCGAGATAAACAAACTTACAGGCTCCCCTCTTGTTCCTGAATCCGCTTTTGAAGGTGGGTGGTTTAGTGGACCTGACGCCGCTGACATTGAGAAATCTCGCACCCCAGCTATAACAGCTGACGCTAATATGCCATTGCCTTCTGGTGGTAAAGTGCGTATGATGGATAAGCAGGGCAGGAAAATGGAAGTGCCAGCAGAAAACGTTGAAAAGGCAAAGGCAGCCGGATGGCAAATTCTCCAGAACTAAATCAAGATGATGAATTGGCAGCCTTATTAGGTGCTACACCCATACCTGAGCAAGCTGCACCCGTAGAAGGCGAAGCGGCCATGTTCGGGGCTACACCTATTACAGACGACACGTTCGCCGCCTCCATAGGAGCCTCTCCTGTAGAAGAAGGTAGCCCTCTTCTTAAGTCTTCAGGAGAAGTTAAAGGAGATCTCGGAGCATTTGCCCTTGGCGTTAAAGAACAGCTTGCTCCATTCAATATGTCTCAGCAGGAATATCTTTCTGAGAAAGACAAGAGCGAAAAGGCATCTAATATAGCCGGTAATGTCACAGCTGCCATTGCAGGCAACGCTCTGGCGTCTGCTGCTGGCGGTACTATAGGTGGGGTAATAGGTGGTGCGTTAGGTAGTGCAGTGCCTGTAGCTGGAACTACAGCAGGAGCTTTAGCTGGACGGGCTATAGGAGCTTGGACAGGTACAGCTTTATTTGCCATCTATTCAGGATTAGGTAAAGAGAAACTACGCTCTCAGGCTGAAGGTAAGACGTTTGATCCATTCAGCAAAGACTTAATACGCCCCTCCGCCTTGTTAGCTGTAGGTACAGAATTAAATCCATTAGCTAAGTATGGTGGTAAACTCCTCCCCACCTTAGGTAAAGAATTAGCAGCTAAGACATTAGTGCAATCCGGGCTAGAAGCCGGGTGGAGTAAGGCACACGGCGCTTCTACAGGAGAGGCTGCAGCAGCTGGATTAATTACAGCGGCATTAGGAACGGCATTTGCAGCTCCTACGTTAATGCGTTCGACAAAAGCAGGTGCCTCGGCCGCAGGAGAAGCAGCAGCTGCTAAAACCGCTCTATCTAATTTAGACGACGTATTAAACTCAGACAAGGGATTAGATATTCTCACTAATGCCACCCAAAGAGCTGCTAAAGAAGCTCAGGAAATGGACATACAAGATATAGATTTCCAACGCTGGGTATTACAAAGTGACGCCAAGCCTGAAACTGTAGCACGTGAATTTGCACGTAAAACAGAACGCTGGAGCCCTCAGCAATTTCAAGAAGCATGGAAAGCCAAAGAATTTAAAGACATTATGGCCGATGAAGCTGCTAAGGTAAGAGCTAATATGAGCCATGAAATTCAAGCACACGGCGTGCCAGATAATACATCTGTTACAGGGCGCTGGCTCAAAGACGCTAAGTTTGTGGCGCGAGATGCTGATATGACGACAGGCCTCAATCTAGAAGGAATGTTGGACGAATTTTCAGAAGCCCGCAATAAACATAACTACACCACCATGGGCTTTATGAAACCGGCAGAAGAGCTGGCTAAGAAAGCTCGTAAGCTAAAGCTATCCAATACAGATGTAGGATATGCCGTGGCCGGCATGGAAGATAAGATTACACCGCAGGGGCGTAAGATATTAGCACAGCCAGCTGGACAAGAGATTGTAGCAGGGTGGCGTAAGTCATTTGATGACGCTGCCACCTATTTACGTAACGCTGGATACGACATCGGCGACCTAGACAACTACCTTCCTATGTACAGCTTAAGAGGGGTGGATTTAAGTATAGCATTAGAGAAGGCCAAGCGCAAGCTTAGCGGGTATATGGAGCAGGAGGGGGCAAGAGACCTATCCTCCCTACAGACGCCAGACGCTCTTAAACTTGTAAAAGAGCTCGGAGCTATGTCCACCAATTTAGGCATGAAACCCATCACCCAGTTAGGGGAAATCGACTCCCTACGCCGTGAGCTTGCAGGGCAGACAAAGACACGTTCAGGATATGAGCTTTCTGCATTATTAGCCCGTCGTGGGGAAATGCCAGAGCTTATGCGCAATTTCGACATCAACGATCTATTCCTTCAATATCTTAATGGCAACATGAAATCTGTGCATTTTGATAAGGCATTCCGTAAGATGGATGCTAACATCGGAGCATTGGATGCGTTGGGCATGAAAGAGACAGCTAAGTATTTCTCTAGACTTTCCAGGGATATAGCTGGAGCTGAAACTGGGTGGGTGGCTAATACCAACCGCAAATTAGAAGAAATGAGATTTGCTGCAGAGAAGACATTGCTGGACGGAAATGCGTCGTCTTGGGATAGATACTATGCTAAATCGTTGAAAGGCGCCCCAGAGGCGCTGTCTTTCTTCACTAACATGGTGTATCCTTCGTTTCTTGGCTTCAACTTAAAAGCCACCATCCGTAACTACACACAGCCATTGATGGTATCTGCCCCAGAATTAGGGCATGGCTACGGCGAAGCACTGGCCAGTAAGGCAATGCTTAAGACGGCCTGGGATAAGATAAAAGGTGGGGTGGATTTAGAGGACACTCTACAAAAGAAGAACCTATTAGGCGAGAGGTTTCACGGAGAAGCCCTCACCTCAGACTTGGGATATGCCCTCGGCACCAGTAAAGAACTGGCTAAGAAGGTGGGGGATATGTCTATGTGGCTGTATGGTAAGTCGGATGGTATCAACCGTTATGTTACATACACTATGGGGCAGCAGTGGGCTAAGGATGTTATTGCCGGAGATAAAGGTGCTCTTGTGGCTCTCTCCAGAGCCTCTACAGGCCTCAAGGCTGCGATAAAAGCGCAGGGTATAGAGAAGGATGCCGAGAAATTAGGCGACACTCTAGGACGCTATTTGATAGCTAAAACGCAATTCAATTATGGTAAGGAACAACTCAATCAATTTGGCAGGGAATATGGACGTTTATTCTCCATGTTCACTAAATGGCCAGTTATGGTAGGGTCGGATATCACTGAACTGTTTAAGAAGCAAGGGGCAGCTAAAGGTGGCGCTCTATTTGCCACTAAATATGTAGTGCCGTTAATGGCCCTCACCTTGTTTGGTAAGTATGTATTGGATGTTGATAAGAACCCCAAGGCCAAGTATCTTATAGGTAATCCTTCACAGTATGCTCCTTTGTCGTCATTACAAGGGGTTATGTCTGGATCGTTAGGATCTCCATTAATGCGCTTGGGTATTAACACGGCTTCTGGGTTTTATGACTTGGCTACAGACACATCTTCTGGTAATCTTAAAAAGACGATGAAGGGGCTGGGAAAGGGAGTGAGAGAAGTGGGCACTACATTCCTCCCAGGAGCTGCTGTAGTTAATGAGATAGATCGTTATCGTGCTGCCCACGGTAAGAAGAAACTAAGCCAGGAAATGATAGAAAAGGTGGGATTCCCTAAGCAGGAAAACAAATAGCATTATAATTAGGAGATAGCATGGAACGAATCACTAAAAAGAAAGCCGTTAATGAAAAAGAGCTACATAAAGCTATTAATGAGTTTAGAGAGTCGCTAGACGGCCCTACTAGAAAGGAGGTGGCTACTAAGTTAAGGAAGATGGGAATACGTGTAGGCGTAAATGATGAATTGAACTATGATAACATAGAAGCTGAAGACAAAGGTGCATTTTTCTTTGATGCCGGTGGCAGTGACGGCAGCCCCATCCTCACCGACGTAGAGCCTACAGGTAAGCACGTATTGCCTGTGGATAGTTCTGAGATCGACTATAAAGAAGAAGAGAACAAAGACATAACTGACTGGCCGCTACTGCCTGTACCTGGCATTAGTCGTACCGCCCGTAATTATCTAACAGACGACGCAAAAGCTGTACTGAAAGAATATAAAGCCTCCGATGACCGAAATAGGAAAAGTCGCACTTCAGTAGTAGAGGCGATGCGCCGCAAGAAACGTAACACGGCACCAGTAGAGGATTAGACATTCTAGGCTTGCAAGAAAGGGATATAGTATGGACAGCAAAGAACGCGCAGCGTATAAGCTACGCATTATTAAAAGCTTAAAAGAAAAGAACATCAAGCCTTCTCCTGAACAAGAAGAGTTGCCATTGGAGAATGAACCGCCTGAGGGTGAATATGAAGATAATCCTGCCTTCTCTAAGAAAAGCATGGAAGATGCATACGAACGAGGTGGACCGGCTCTTAGAGGTAGAATGCAAGAGCTGCAGGATATGCGTAGAGAGGACGTACAAGCTAAGAGAGAAAAGCTAGCGCGATATAGAAAAGCATGGCGTAATATGAAACCTGCGGAAGAGGGTGAATAATGGCTAAAGCAGAACTACTTGCCAAGAGCAAACCAAAACGTGAAGATGAAGAGGTGCAGAATGTCCAAAACACGGCCAAGGATAAACGCATTCTATCCATTATTGAGAAGATAAAAGGCAAGGGCGCTCCGTCTATAGATGAGCTAGAAGAATGGGCAGCCTCCGAACCACCTCCACCTACATTCCCATATAAATTTTAATGGCTATTTATGAAACAATTAATTTTGAATTCGTTAGGTAAGCTTATACAATGTAGACGCTCGATGGTGGCATTGGCTGCCATTGCGTGTCTGACATTCTTGGGGGCGTATAAAGGGATGGATGTTGCCACATCTATAGCTGCAATAGCTATGGCTGTAGGAGCTGCTAATGCAGCCCAAAACATAGGCACTTCTAAGGCTTCTTCTGAGAAGCCGCCAGCAGGCGAATAAGCTTCTCGTATTTCTCATTTAATTCCGCAACATCTTTTTGTAGGTCGTATAAAGAAGGGGCCAGCACGTCGCGTAAAAACGCTTCCGTACTAGCCCCTGAGGGCGGGAGTGCGCCCGCTGCAGCGTTCGCAGGCGGGAGGTTAATTTCCTTCGCCGTCTGGAGCCTGTCCTTGCTCTTCCCCCCCGCTATTATTGTCAACGTTTTCATTACTTTCTTCTTTAGCTATCAATTGTTTCAGCACTTCAATGGCGCCCAGAGCGCGATTAATATAAGCATTACGTGCCTCGATTTCTTCTATCATCTGCTTTACTTCACTTTCCAATGTAGCAAGCTTCTCTTTAATCATAGCATTCTCCTTTAAAATTGTAAACTGCTGTTTATACAGAAAGCTCAAGCATATGTAACTTAAGCACTTTCTTTATCGTACCTGATTCCTTAGCCTTGAATGTAACATGAATGTTGTCATGGGTTCCTACAGATAGGGTGGGTGGTATAAATGCATTAGTAATGAGGGGTAGTAGCTCCTTAGGAACTGTAGATAATAGCACGCCCTTATCTACTTTTACAGTGTGAGGCAGCTGGATGTTATACACCTTACCTGCCGTAATCTCCATTGGAGCGTCTAGCTCCAACACCATACCATCCTGCTCGAATGATATGGGTCCGAAGTCGGCTCTAAGCCCGCGTAAGGCGCAGGCACGTCTACCGTTCTCTTCGTCAGTTAGAAAGATTTTACGTACGGTCATTGATTGTCCTTTCCTGTTTTACGATTAGTTGTGTGTCTTATTCCCATAGCACAATTACATCTTGCATGAGCTAGGTGGTGAAGGCCTGTCTCAGGATCATATTCCTCTCCTCGGAGATAGGCATATACATGGCGTAATAGAGATGCCATTGCTACATTGGGGGTTTCATCTCCCCACAACTTCTCCCAGTTGCGTCTTCCGTATTTCTCCTGCCCTGCAGTCCACACCTTAGCTTCTTCTTCTAAGGCGTCAATAGGTACTATTGTATAATCCACCTTGCCTTCATTGAAGCGTTTAGCATTATCAGTCATGTTTCCTAAACTCCAATGTTAAATCCAAAGGCTGTCCTCCTAGACGCACATATGAACAATTCATATACACAAGGAGCTTGCTTGCTGTTTCCCCTATCATCACCTTACCATCTTGATCTTTAAGTACAGTGATGAATTCTGTAGGTTCTATTGAACCAAATAGCTCCTCTATCATTTGCTTCTTAGCGTCTATAGTCATTTAGTAATACTCCTTTTAGTTTCATCTTGCAATCGTTTAAGCGCCTTCTTGGCATCCGCCATTTCCTCTTTGTTCCCTTCTCTCCTGGCTTTCTTCAGTCTATTCTCTTCCGCTCTCTGCGCTGCTACTTCCTTAAACCCTGTATGCTGACGATAGAGCTTGCCATTAGTCATCCTGCCGCCGTGCGTCTTTTCTTCTATCTCCAGACGAAGAATGCCGCCCGATGGCGCGAGTGCTGCATTATCCCCACACACAGGGCATTCTATTGTCTCTGGCACTTCATGTCTATCCACCATTTCTTCTTGAAAGTCGTCACACGTCTCACAAAAGTATTTATGGTAAACCCATTTACTTCCTGCCATATCATTTCTCCCCTGCGCCATTTAGGGGCGCATCCTTCTTCAGATTCTCAGCTAATTCTTCCAAAGCAAATGCTATGGCTTTCTTTGGAGAGCGGCCCATGCCTGCCCCCTCCACCCACTTACCATCACCTAGATTTAGGCTCGCCTTAGCATCCTGCCAATCGCCATATTCATTTGTAACCTCTTCTACAGAGACATAGATGAATGCATCAAAAATCATATGATACCCCTATCAACAGGTATGGATGGCGAGCATCCATCCAATTAGCTCCAGCATCCAGCCACAAATTGCCAAGCAGTCGTCTACTAATGGTGGTGTCTACGGGAATATAGGAGGTGGGATGCCAGCGCAGCCCCAGACGCCATTGTGTTTGTGCAACTATTGGCGGCACAATTACGGAGCCGTTCTTGCTCTTATCCTCGGCCTTATCTGCCACCGTTTCACGTTCTATTGTAGTGCCGTCTTTCTGCACTATCTTTTCCTTAGTGACTGTCTTAGTAACGACTTTCTCAATTTCCTTTACTTGTGTCACAGTAACGGGCTTAATTGTCTTCTTGGCAGCGTAGAAGCCCAGCGCCCCTGACAGTAAGGCTACTGCAATGATGATGTATTTGGTCATATCTTAAGCACCTCTCCATTAAGAATTATCGAATTGTTAATAATATGCTTGGTTTCGACAAAGAATGTACCATCCGGTAGTGTATACACTAGAGCGAATCCAAGCGCCCATTGGTGGTGATTCTTTACATACTGCATCACTTCATGTGACTGATCTCCTAGCCACCCACAAGATATAGCTCTATGATTATCGCCGTTTATATGCACCACCTGACTCTCCTCAATACGGTGGATATGTCCGTATATCACACTCTGCCCTGCCTTACTGGCAGTAGCTGTAGCCGTACCGGCCAGCGGCTCGTGTCTAGCTAGCAATTTACCGCCGCCTACTGCGTATTTTTGTGCAGGACTGTAAGGTATCCAGTGTATCTTCAGCTTATCCACCTCGAATAGTTTCTGGCAGGACAACATTCCAAACAATTCTGGGGCATTATTCTGTATATAACGCTCCAATCGGTATTCATGATTGCCTTGCAAGAATATAATCTTGGCCTTAGGAAACATCTCTCTTAAATAAGTAAGTTCTTTTTTGACGCAGTCAACTTCATATTCTAATAAATCAGATAGGCCTGGGCGTTTGCCATGTGAGTTTATGCAATAGAAGTCTCCATAATCCCCTAATATCACCACCTCGTCTACATCCACATCATATCCTGCCTCTAAGCAAAGATCATAGGCCTTCTGGTTTACAAATGGAAAATGGCAGTCAGGTATAATTAAAGATTTAATTAGCTTCACTGGATAGCTCCTTTATGCCTATAATTAATATAATTCGGATTATTAGAACCTAGACATCATGCTGTACCAACTTCGATACAAATAACCTGTAGAATAATTATAAGTTAACATAAGGCATCCTTAAAGCTAATGCTGAATTTATCTTTATGCTCAGTGTACAATTTAGCAAAGCAAGAGTCAATGATAAAGCTCACGCCAAAGTCATCCTCTGAGCGACATATCCTACCAACTGCTTGTTCCAATTCACGTATTGCCTGCTGCGCATACCAATCTATATCTTGCCTCATCTTCTCAGCCACGGCTATGTCCGCTTGATCGGGGAACATTATCTTACATATTATTTGCCACCTACCTAAATCCCCTTTAACGTCAAGGCCTTCGGTCAGCCCGCAGGCTACCAATATCTTACCTTCTTCAGGTGGCGAATTGAGCCATTGTTTTAGCTTCTTGGCTTTATCTAAATTAGTGTGAAATATTAATCTAGGATGCGCAGCTAGATGGGGGCGCAGCTTGGCGGCCAGTCCATAGGTACAGTGTATCAATCCCTTGTCTTCATATACTGAAGCCGTGTCCAGTATATATTTAACGAGCTTATCCATATTCTTATTCTGGCTATGTACAGCCATGCTACCTATAGGGTCGTAGACAATAGGGCGTCTCTCTGCGGGAATAGGGGATGACACATCTATGAGCCTTACCCTCCGTCTATCCAGCCCTAGCTCGGCTATATCAGGCAATCCTATGGTGGCAGACATAAGGAATATTTTCTTGACACATCCTGGCCACAGCACTGGCTTACTATTCTTAGGACTGAGCGGGCGTACATTAAGCAGCTCTTTCTCCTGCCCTCTAAACTCCCCCACCTCATGCGACATTGTATAAAGTGTAGGATGCGCCTTCAGCTTCTCAAGAAGCTTCAGGACACGTTTGTCCTCACTCTCCACGGCCCAGCGCATGAAATGCAGTATGGTGGGCATGTAGTCAGGATAGTGCGACAGGTGTTTCCATAGCTTAATACCGTCCATCTCTGTCAGCATGGGAATGGCGCGATGTGCTTCATCCAGGATGAGGACCTCGCTATACGCACGTAACGCCAGATAGGTGTAGTTGTTACATAATTTAATAGGAGATTCTTTGAATTGCTGCTTGGCTATTTCCCAAGCCTTGTCATCCTTGCCGAATGATGAACGAGAAGGAGCCGTAGCAAATGTTCCTTCTTCTGCGCCGTTCTCATACTGTCTAACAAGGACATTAGTAGGCGTGCACACTGTAGTAGAAATAGACAAACTTTGCGCGTATCTAGCCACAGTTTCAGCTATGGCTGACTTGCCGCAATTATGTGTTACAGTATAGTCATCCATTAAATACAAGTTGTCCTTATCTACTGTGACTCCATAATAAGGCTGAATGCCTATATACTCCACTTTGAACCTACGATTGTTATTGTTGGCATTAGCCTCTTCAATTTGTTTTCTGGCCAATTTGGTAGGCAACGCTACAGCTCCAGGAGGACGTGAGCCGTTTACTCTCCAGTAAGTAACTCCATTTACTACTTTTGGATGCACTGTAGTGGAATACCCAATAGAAAGAAAACAATAGTTAATTTCCTTGGCCAGGTGTTCCCACTTAGTTACTAATTCAAAACTTCGCTTTGACCTATCATAATGCCCATCTGTGTCTATGAGTCCTGCCAGCAACTCTGCACGCTGCGCTATGCTGCCATTCATATACGTGCTGGGTATATGTTTATTACTTAACAGCTTCAGTTGTCTAAGCGCCATAGTTATTGGATTTTTAACCTGTCCACCATGACGTCCAGTAGTGGCTCGTATAGTAATTGCCTTATTATTCAACTTATGTTGCACTGCTACTCCTAAACCAAACTCAGCGGCATATGCAGAAAAGGCATCTAAGATCTCATAGTCCATACTAGTTATAGCTGGCAAGGTGGAAGTACCGTCTCCTAGCCATAGTCCTAGTATGTATGGTGGCATGGGCAGTTCTGCCGTTGGCAGTTCTGTTGCCGGAGCTCTGTATAATCTTAGATCTCGTTTTCTTGATACAGCCGTGGCAATAAATTCATCTACTGTCATTTCCACCGTAAGATGTACGGGATAACGCACTCCATTTACCTCCCGCCTGGTGGTTTCACGTAGGCTAAGAATGTGGTCATGGGTCACGTAAAATGGGTTTCCACGCTGAGGAATGATTTTATACATAGGTGCGCTACCTCTATGAAGGTGGGTAACGGTTCTAGCGAGTCCGTCTGGACCTAAAAGGAGGTCACCGGGCTGTATTGCTTCTATGAGTTTAAGTGTGTTATCTGCTAGTCGTACTTCGGTCCCTGCGGCATGGCAGCCTACTGGTGCTCTAATAATGAACACATCTGTGTTCTTCCAGTGCTCTTCAATTTCGCGCAGCACTTCCTCTTGTTGAGGGCGAGGCTTGAATTTTGATGGGAAGAAGTTGAGCATAACGCCCTATACGTGTTTGTACGCAGTTTAGTGAATAGTTTAAGACAAGGACTACGTAAGTATTTCCTAGCACAGCCCATTGTGGCCTGTTCTAATTGCCACCTGTCGACATCATTCCATTCATTTGTCTTGTTTATTATCAATGGGCTCTGACACATTCCATTTCGCGGTGCCTTTAACGACGTATTTGCAGGCCTGCCTGCACCATTCCCCCTCGACGTCGCACAGCTTACAGTAAGACTTAATAAGGCCAGTGTCAACCCATACATGTGTATCCGAATAGCACCCACGTTTATATTCATCTGTCTTCTCTTTCTCGCCCCAGTAGCCAAAATACATATCATGTTCCTAGAGCTAAGTTGTGCACTGTACGTCGTTTGCCGCATTTCTGACATTCGTGTATCTCAAACATCCCTGCTGGCACCACCTTAACATCCCCGCCACATGCAGGACGTATACATTTAATGGCTACAGGCTCATTATAGTTCATGACAAAGAGAGGTTCCTCATCTGACATGACATCCAGCTGTGCTTCCAGCTGCTTTATATATTTACGTGCTTGCTGTAATTCACGTTTAAGGTCAGAATTCGCACGTCGAAGACGTGCATCTTTCTCATTATTAACCGTTCTTCTAATGGTCCTCATCTTCGTCATCTACTTCCATTTCTGCCGGATAGGCGGAGGCAAATGCTGCGTCAATGCAAGCTTGATTAATAATACTACCTAGTCCCGCCACCTTAAACATATCCCCACCTGGGTAGATGCAGGTGTACATAGACTGTGCTTCGTTTGAAGGGGTGGGCTTACGAATGCCTGCTATCACCAAGCTTTCTAGCTCATTCCTCTGTACTAACAGCAGTAGATCCTGCACTGCTTTCACCAGTGCTCCCTGTACTGGATTCAGATAGGTCAGGGACTCCCCTTCCCGCCTCCCCTTTGTTTTCGTTGCGTTCTTGTCTTTCTTCATTTGCCATCCTTGTGCGTGCTTCAATGTAGGATTGAACAGTGAACGTAGCCATGAATTTAATAAGCTCATCATAATGCTGATAGCCAGTAATAGCGCGGCAACGTTGCAACATTTGAATTGTATCTTGATCGACTTTAGCATGGATTTTAGTCTTCATGTTAGCGAATTCCTTTACGTTGGTATAAGGTGGAGAGAGCTGTCTCAAGCTGTGACACTAATATCTCTTCCTTGTCTTCTGGGAGAAACTCCGCACCTAGATTGAGCCGTATTATCATATGCAAGATTTCGTGCAATAAGGTGGACTCTTGCTCGGCTATGGCCAGCTCCTTCTCTATCTTTATCCATTTTCCATGATGGCACGATAGCCCTACGGCATGATGGCGCTCCAAGGATACAACGCGCACCTTGAATGGAATGCCAGAGATGTGCACAACAGAAGGTAGCTTACGCTTTCTTCCTGGCTTTGCGCTTCCTTTTTGGTGGAGGGGCGTGTTGTTTTCGTTGTTCTCGCTCATAACTACTCTTTTTAGAATGACACTCAGTGCAGAGTATTTGCAAGCCATCTACATCGCAGAACATTCTGGCTATAAGCTCGTTGAAGTCAGGCTTGCCATTCCCTAATGTCACATCTACGACTGCGTGAATGTGGTCTATTTGTACGCCCTTACGGTCGAATTCCTGCTTACACTCTACACATTCATAGAATACACGTTTCAGTTGTCCATGTCCACTCTTTGTTGGAATATACTTAACAATCCTAGCTTTATTAAGCACTTGATAATATGGAGGCCACTTACGACATATCCTCCTGAGTTGAGGTTTAAGCCAGCGATATAGTTGCTCAAAGTTCATACTATCCCCCTTTAACGCTCCATAAAGAGCTACCCCATGCAGGCTCTCCAGAAAACCCAACACTGCCTTGCAGCTCTTCATTAGTGAGTTGCCACGCTTCCTTGAGAATATGTTTCATCAACTCGGTTTCATGCTTGGCCACCTGGCAAATGCGCTCGTCGTGAAAATCTTGTATGACAGGCTTATGCGTAGTAACGCCATACTTCTTAATCAGTCTCACTACATGCTTATTGTACACCATGAGCACTGCATGCCCAGTGGATTGGACGAAGGTATTGGGCACGTCTTTCATGCGCTCCTCTGGAATAGCCATAGGAAATCCAAAGCCATTCAGCATCCATCCACCACGTGCAACCACTTCATTGCGAAGGTCGTCACCCCACGCCTTGTATGTAGCCAGTTTCTCCCAATAGGTTTCGTAGGTATTCACGGCGTCATTGAAGGTGATTTTGTAGCCCTGCCTTCTCCACCCCGCGTATAACTTCTTGGCTGCCATACCATAGCTGAAACTGAGAACAGGTACTTTGATTAAGTTGCGGGCTGCCTTATATTTCTTCTTCAACTCTTCCATACTATCACTCTCCCATGCCTTGGGGTAATCTCGCAATAAAGCCTTGCGAATCTCAGGGTCTGGGTGGAGGTATTGTGCCCAAAACAAATAGATATCGTGTGGTTTCGGTGCCAAGTATAACTCTTGCAGAAACGCATCTTGACTAAACTCGGCCTGGATTGTCGGCTCCAAGGCTTTAGCATCGCACGACACGATCTCATTTCCAGGATCGGCCACAAAACATCCTAAACATTCTTCTATTTTTGGGTACTGCTGGCAATTTCCTGTAACCCAGCATCTGCCGTCAGCTCTAACTAGTATGTGCTCTGTCGGCACTGATACACATCCTACATACCCCGCGTATGCCTCGGAACGCAGTTTGTCCATTCTGAATTCTAGGTGGATATGATTAGTGATTACACATCTCCAGTGAGCATTTCCTCCATAGTTGTAAAAACGCTTACTTACTGAGTATCCGGCGCGGCTGAAATATGTCATCAATTCATCTACATTAACCTCTTTGGTGGAAGAGTATTCCACATGTACACCTTTTACAGCACGACGATGTCCGTCCCAGAAGGCAATTGCTTCAAGCACCACATCCACCTGAGCAGTGGATACTTTAGATAGGTCTAATGTTTTATCGGCCTTCAGCAGGGGGGATTCAAACTTTATAGAGTTCCATCTATACTGCCACTGTCCACACGGCATGTCATAAAATTTAGCCGCAACGCCGGTAAGTTGTTCGAGCTTTTCTCGTTTTCGCTCTTTTCTAACTCCTACAGTGTAAGTATTCGCCTTATCTTTCAATTTACTTCCATCTGCTTGTAAAGCGCATGCCATCCATATCTCATCCTCAGGAAATATTTCACCTACTGCCGAGAATGACGACGTTAGAATAAATTCCCTATTTACTGGGATGCCCTCACTGGCTGGGGTGGTGCGTAAATACTTATGCCCGCACTGGTTGCTGCTTCCATACCAGGCCATGCGATGATTTGGAGTTACTTTTAATTCCCCTCTAGCTCCGCCAAAACACAGTAGATCGCCTTCATGCCATTGCTTTATTACAGCGGAAGGGCGCGACCAGCTCCCTTGCTTACTAATGGGGTTTACCTGCCACACTTCGTCCGTTTCAGTAATGTCCAGACACCCAACCCACCCACGTTTAGTTAGGAGTTCCACTGACGGATGGAAGCAATTAATACCACCTGAAGCTGACAGTCTTCCTGTCATTGTGCCGTGCGGTTTGAATTGAGGATGCACACGTCCATCCTTGGCACTTTTAGCGAGGAGAGTTTCAGCATACCCTAATTCTTTCTCTGTTCGGGCGTAGGTGGAGATGATATTGCCAACATCTCCTATCACCTGATACATCTCTTTGCCTACAGGAAGTCCACCTTCTTTGGTGAGGAATAAATCTACATCTCTATTAGGCAGATGCATCGTAACAATGCGTTTACTTTGATTGACAGTGTAATTAAATAGGTGGCCGTAAATGAGGCCTTGCATATGCGCATTGCTTTGCATATTAAATCTAGGCGCAGGTTTGCCTTCATTCCTTGGTTTCTCTGCAATTACCTCTTTATAGAAGCGACAGCCTAGCTCTTGTTCCCATTTGGCACGCTTCTTTCCCTCACCCTCAGCTATTGGGTGGATAAGCCATTCCTCAGGGCATTCCCATGGGGCATCTTGATGCTTAGCAAACACGCGCTTAATAGATACATGGGGCTTATAGAAGTCTTCTGCGGCCTTCTGCTCCCATCCTGTGATATAATCGCGTGTAAGCTCATGATTACGGAATGCTGCCTCTGTCTCCACCAGCTTTTTCTTAAGGGCTTCTATATAGGTAAGCAGTTTCTCTTGATGTATTTTAATACCCACCCATTGCTGCTCAATAAGCTCCCTTATCTGCACCATCTCTTCATTAAGGTGGAATTGATAGCGATGCATTAGCCCGTGACGTACTAGGTTTTTAATAAAGAATGCATTAAGTTGGAAGGAAGCCTCGGCGTCCAAAGCGTTATACTTAGCAAACTCGGCAGGCTCTAGGTCGATGAGTTTCCACATCTCCCCTTTCTTAAGATTGTGCCGCGCAAGGGCGTCTTTAAGCCAATGCTTATTAATGTCCTCCCAAAGTAGTAGGGTTTCCATCGCCACTTCAAGGGAATGGGTTTGTCCAAAATAGCCCTCGTTAGCGAGAGCACGGAATAGTGTAAGCGTACATCCGCTAAAAGCTTCTAGCATCTTGTCGGGGTTGCTGCCGTATTTATAGCAATAATGATATAGCCAGCCGCCATCAAAACACATATTAAATGCGAATAGATTACAGCTAGATAACTTGTTTAAGAAGTGTTCCCAAGCTCCGGCTCCTAACTCTCGTACATCTACATAATAGATGGCTGTAGAGCTGGCAATGGCTATGCTAACAATCTCCCCACCATCTGAATAATGCCAGTCAAGTCCGGTGGTCTCAAGGTCAATGTGCAGCTCACGGCCAGGAGCCACCTCCCAATCGCGCACAAAATCATGAGCCTCTTCCGCAGAAATATAAGCCGTAGCTTCACGCTTTGGCATCTTCTCCGGCTTTAAGAACAAATACTTGAACATTATCAAGGCTCCTTATTTCAACAATGCAAGGAATTGCAAGGGGTTTATTTAGATAGGGGATGATGTCCTTTGTATAAGGACTTACTCTCTCTTCTGTGGCAGTGTCATACAATGCCATCTCGCCGTTAGGTAGGCGGCGCATATATACACCATCAGATAGAGCCACCTTTATCTTATACTTATGCCCAGGCTCTAATTGGGTGGATAGAGTTTCAATGTGACTACCTCTAGCAGGGCAACTAAAGATAGAAGAGTAGCCGTCACCGTCCTTTGTAACGGCCACCAAATCTACGACGTAATTCCCAGGAGGAAACCGGCCGAAGCCGCAAATAGAAGATAGAACAGCCTCCCCTTTAGCTTCATACTGTCCATGTTCTGAATTGTAAAAGCGAGGCATTCTATAAGTTTCCTAATGTAACAGTTTGTGTTACTTTTTGACAGTTAGCTTTTAAATTTTTTACCGCCATAATAGGGCTTGTCGGCTGGCTTGCTGTACTGACGATCTCCCTGCTTAGGTGGAATGTTAGGCTCCTTAGCTCTTTCCGCTGCTACAGAGGTGCCGTTTCCTTCGCTGTCGCGAGGAGGAAGCTTGGCCATCTTCATGTATTCGCCAAACTTAGAAGAGCCTGTGCCAAAGAAATACTGGTCACCTTCGATGGTGGCGACATGTCCTTTGCCGGATCTTACTTCCTTGGCAATGAAGATTTCCTTACCGATCTTCACTTTCAAGGTGCCGTCTTTATTCTCGGAGATGTTGACGAATTGCTCGCCAACCTTTCCTGAATAATAGACGCCATAATCATTTTCCTTTTTGTTTAGAAACTTTGCCTTTTCGAGATTCATTCTCTTTCCCTTTCGTTTGGTTATTCGACGAAGTAAGCCATGCGGCTAGCTCTGATGCCTTTATCTTTACATGATCCAGCCATGCATCGTAATCAGATTCATAGCTGTCACACGTTTCTTTCAATTCACAATAGGAGCACTGGCTATATGTCGCCTTGCCTCCTATAGGAGATTTGGTGGTGGGACGAGGGCCTAAGTGCTTATGCTGCGCCAATCCTGCCGTAGCTTCATAGAAGCTGCGTATACCTGCGGGCGTAATGATTGTCCTAGCAACCTCAGGCATATCTTCCGATTTATAGCATAAGTTAGCCTCTTCCCCCTCTCCTTCCCATGTAAGCTCATATATTGTGTAATGAGGCAAGATGGCGGTGGGGCGGCGCTGCCCTCCCTTATATTCCAGAGCACGTGTAATGCCACTATTTTCGATAGTAGATTTCCTAACTTCACTGTCAAGGTGGTAGAGTGTCCCTGAGCGATAGACAAGATAACATGGTATCATTCCCAGCTGCCAGCTATAATGAGCGGCTTGACATAAGTGCTTGGTGTCGGGCTTACATTCATAAGTGGAGTTGCGCACTCCGTAGAATCCCACCTTCTTCTTAAGCTCCACCATAAACTGGGGCTTGTCATCCTTGAGGAATACAAAGTCGGGGCGGCCTGTGACAAGAGCTCCCGTTGAGGTGGCCCAAGATACGGGAATCTCTTCTTCCTGTTTCATCACATAAGGATTGCCCATAGCTTCCAGCCCGTCGGCAAACAAATCCTTCACGATATCTTCATTCGTAATACCTTCGTCAAATATCTCATGGGTTGTGGCATCTGCATGCAACTCAACGCCGAGGTGGCGGATGTGGGCTTTACGGGGGCACTCGCCGAATACGATATCTTCATCTCCCTTATCCACCAAACATCCTGTATTCCCTACACGAAGGGCAGCAGGCTTCTTGGCTTCTTCAGCAGAACGCTTCAATATCTTGAGCTTGCGCCCTTCTCTAATTAGGTCATGGATAATTGTCATGTTGATACTTTCCGTATGGCGCCGGCCACACTATTTCCTATATATGATGAATTTAATGTAATAACTATCAGCAGTTGGAAAATGTTCCTCCCTATCTGCCTCAAACACATGATAGGAATGATGGTATTTTCCTAGCTCAATATGTTGATGATCGGCAAGTTGTGCATTGACGTTCAAGGTGAAACGCCATCCACCGCTCTTCACCTTGCCTGTCATCTTACTCTGCTCAAAGCTCAACCTGTTCGTTGAGTTGAAAGAATAACGCCCGTATTCTACAAAAGCGAAGTCAGTGTTAAACACCCCACCATATCTCAAGTCGTGATCAATGGGAGCCAAATAAGGGTCGTTGATGAGTTGATATTGATGTGCCTCAAAACTCACCTCCTTTGGCTGCAAGTACTTAACGTCTTGGCCGTAGCTGTATGACATTACTAGCCATGTCGCGAATATGCTCAACTTTATTAGCTTGTTCATCCCATTGCTCCGGTGTTAATGCGGCTACAGTTTTAAGCCGTTGTACTGAACTATCCAATTGCTTAAGCTTTTCACGTAACTGTTCTACCTTCTGCGTCATATCCATATGATATATCCTTTATTTGCAGTTGTCAATGGACTTATACCGAGGCTTGTATCCAAACAACACAGTGCGTACATATATCTCGGTTTTTCCTGTAGCTTCCATTATCTCTGGAATAGTGCTGCCTTCATCGTATAGCAGTGTAACTTGTAACTTAACGGCACGTTTATTTGCAAGCCTGTACGCCTTAGCTCGCTGCTTTCTGGCAAATGCAGCTTTTGCCTCTGTTACAGGCTGTGCCCAATAATCCCAGCTAATGCCGTTACATCCAACGCCGCTAGGCATCGCCTCCTTACGTCCCTTAGCATATTTTTGAGGGGGATAAACCGCCACTGCTGTGAGACGTCCGTGTATCATCTTCTCGACGTATTTAATTTCATTCAGATCCATTGCCATTCTCCTCATCAATAATAGTTAGTGTCCCTGTAAACTGAAATCCACATGCCCGCAGGAAGCATTCAAAGTCTTCCAGTATGTCCGGCAAATAGTCGGCCATCGTTTCCATGTTAACAATGGTATTGTCGTGTGTGTTGGCTTCGTCACGCTGTTTAATAAATACTAACCTCACGATTACTTCCCTTTCTTGCACCTTTCTAATGGTGCATCTTTGATGAATCGTAGTTTCATTCCACCCTCCCTCTCAATAATTCTAGTAACAGCTTCACCGCCTCCACCGACTCCTCGTGTGTCAGGAAGTCTCCGTCCTTGTGGAATCTAATTTGTGTACCTGCTAGGGATATGTCGAATGCACAGCGTACCTTGTATGGGAGGTTCTCCATGGCTTTCTTCTCATTAACTCGGCACGTTTCCATCGCTAATCCCAGCGTCATTGGTGGCACGAGGGTTCCCGCAGTTACAGGTGATTGTTTCTTGTTGGTCATTCCTCGTCCTCCTGTTCCAGTTCACTTACTTCATGAATTAAGGCTTCCATATCTGCTGGCATAATATCGTATCTACTTCCACATTCGTCGCAATCATCGCTCCAGCGGTACGATTTAGCCACGGTCTTAGCTGCCTCTGCTATTGATAATAGGGTCATTATGAGCGACAGTCGGCTTACCTCTCTTGAGTAATCCTGTTTTGGTGCATGTAGGGCCAGCCGCATAAGGCTATTTAATTCAGTCATTGTTTCCTTGGCAAGTTCTTCGGTAGTCATTTTAATCCCTCCATTTCTTCCACATCCCACCCTTCATCCTCCGCAGCGTCCATCACGGCCTGTACTGCCTCTAGCTGCTGCCTGCTGATTGGGGTGTATATTCCGTGACCTAGTTCTATGTACATAATGCCGTCAGGGCCGATTGGTGTCATACGCGCCTGCTGGGCAGCTTCCAGGTAGGCTTCGGCGAGATCGTCGATGTCTGTTGGTGGATATGCTTCGTTTACTATTATCCCTGCCACGGCGTTGGCAAGATTGTTAGTGTACCCCCACACCTTAGCCCTACCGTGCGCTTGTATGTTGTCCTCCCATGCCTTTTGCACTGCTGCAATAGCGGCGTCATAGTCGTGTGTCATGTTATTTCTCCTTCTTGCCGAATAGTTCTCGTTTTACGTTTGTAATAAATGCATGTAAATTTATTCCAATGTCAGGAGCACATGTAGGGGATATAGCTGCGCAACATGCTTTATCAAACTCACTCTCCGTAATCTCCACCTTGGTCTCCGCGACGACCCAATCCTCGGCGAGTATAGCCTCAGGTGTTATTGCTTCAGTGTTTCTATGTCCATCATTTTCATCCTCCATTAACTCTTTTCGTATCTGTTTTCCGTGATGCGTCCAGTCTATGAATAATTTACCCAGTCTTACCTCAAAGTAAATTCCACCTGTGAAGGATAGATAGAAGCTTAATACACCCCATCTCTTGCCTAGGCCGATGGCTATGTGGTTGTATTTCTGATATTCATAATAGTGGTGCATTATTTGCCTCCCGCATCTGAATTTGATGAAGATGCTTCCCTATTCGCAGTGCCAAACAACAGCACCAAGTCCTCGTCACTCATTGCGTCGAGAACACGCTGGGCTGCTTCTTTGGTGGGGAAATATTGGACGCCTGGATTAATCCTCTCAAAGGAAAGAACACGCACCCCTTCAGTATAATACCCACCTATGTAGTAGTTGATTTCATTGAGGATGAACTCATACGGCACCATCCCATTCTCCGCCAACGCCAGCATTTCCAGCCGATGTCTCGCCGCCCGTTTCTCGGCGTAGTGAGTAGCAAGCTCCTCAGTGGGGAAGCAGTTGCCTACTTCCATTAAATTTTTATCTTCAGGCCAGTCATTATGCTGAGTATTAGCCACTGTGTTTCCTTTTTTTATAAAATAATAGGGTTCCTGATAATCAGGCTTCCACATCGCTACTTTAGTGGCTATTTCCAACTTGGCTGGCTGTTGACTGCGCAGGTCGTCTAGTTGTTTCTGTAGGGCGTTGATGGACTGTTGTAGTTGTTCTATGTCTAGTTGCTTGCTCATGTTGTTGACTCCTTTTTGCATCCTGAGTTTGACGAAGGTGCACTCATTCCTCGCCTCCTTCCAAATTTTTATATGCGATTATTAATGCAGCCACATCCTCCGCAAGCAGATCGTATTGACTTCCGCACTCCTCACATTCACCATGATATTTATCGGACTCTGCTACTTTCTTAGCCTCCTCCGCCACTGCCACCAACTTGCGGGCGTGTTCTTCAATTTCAGGATGCGAAACATAATCATCAATATATTTTAAAAAATCTTTGTTAGTCACGACTGCTCCTTTCCTGCGACCTTCGAGTGTCGCATTCGTTAGTCATTCCACTGCCTCGTATGTTGCGATGAAAATGTCGTGTTTAATAATATCGTATTCGCCATGTTCATCTTTTGTTATCCAGTCACCTTTTCTATCATAAAGATGAAATATATTAGCTGGTACTAAGTTACCGTTAATATCATATGTATTAATCCATTCAGGAAATTTATCGTGTCCAATTCTAAATGCCATTACTTCAATCGGCTTTTTGCGGTATTTCATTTCTCAACCTCTCTTACTCGTATCCATTCTCCCCTATCTGTTTTAACACTCTTAACAAAATCATCAAAGTTGTAAACATCACAATGCGAGCCGTCAATAAATATCCAAAACTCTCTCGGTTCTTCTTTTAAAACCCATATTTTTTCGAGTAACTCTCTAGGTGTAACTTGCCCGATG